TGAAGGCTGAACGATACAGTGATATCCCTGCTGCTTTTTTAAATTTAGAGCCTTTACCATTTTTACTAGCTACAAAATTAAGGTTGTTTCGGGATGAATTTTGTAAGTAGAATCCTTCACCAGTACTAGCCATTGAATGCAGATTGTTCCCGATCAAACCTTGCGCTCCTGAAAAATAAAAGCCGTTTACATTTTCATTGATAATCCATTGACCATTGCCATCCAGTCTACTTGTACCACTCATCCATGCAAATAAGTTGTTGAGTCTAGTATTTCCGGCAGCTAAATAAAAACCATGACTAGTAGAGCATCCTACACTACAATTAGATAAACCACAATCTGTACCGATGTGATAACCATATTTATTAGTATAATTCACGGCACAATTAATCATTTGTCCTGCACCATCTAAAAAGAATGCCGTTCCACATATTTGACGACATTCTACATTCGATACAAAAGCATTCCCACTTAACAAACGTAATCCATCTTGAGTTGTGATTGCAGAATCTTCTGTCCAGTTACCTTGCAAGTACAGATTAGATACAGTGATTCTATCTATTTTTGTGCCGTTATAAGGTGTGGACAGAATAGGGTTTACACTACCTAAAGCAGATTTTAAAATACTATTTCTTCCGCCACCCAAAATAGTTGTTCCACCATATTTAATTATCAGATTAGCTCTAAACGTTCCTTTTGGGATATACAAAGGAATCCCATTTTGCCCTGCATAATCTAGCATAGCCTGTATGACCGTCGTTTCATTTGTATTATCACCTTTAGCACTCACTAGAGGGGCAGGGGGGTAGAGAATACTAATACACCTCCCTGTCATATCTTTCTGTAAATCTCCAATTTTATCAGAAATTGATTTATCATCTATATCATAGACTGCTCTCGCATCGATAAAATCCATGTATTTACCTCCTTTATAGAATATAAAAAGTCCTCTAAAGAGAGGACTTAGATTAAAGATAATTTCTGAATACACATTTTAATTAAATGTAAACTAAACGAATACATACCACGAAAATTTAAGGTTGTTCGATCCTGTTGCTGGTGCTGTCGTAAAAACAACATTTATATTCGTAGCATCGAATGACGCATAAAAAGGAGCTGCCGCTGTTGCTGTGCAAGGTGTAACAACTCCTCCTTTCGGCTGACTAGGTAGCCCGTGCGGAATTAAAAACGTTGTTTGTACTCCTGTACCACTGAATGTTGAAAAACCTTCATTAGTAGATGGTTTGCCTGCTGTATAATTCAACCTTTTATAAACATTCGTTGAGGTGAAAACTGTTTGTGCTCCTGTAGTATCATTATTCGTTATGCGTCCATCCGTACATGACTCAACAAATATAGAGTCACGACCACTATTTTTAACTTTAACACCTGTGATAAAAAAATCAGTAACCGTATTTAAGTAAATCGAATCAACAGGAAAGGTTTGACCTGACTTTCCACAATCCGTTAACGAACCACCATCTATCTTTAATGTTGTAGTATTTTTCCCGTAAATTCCAGCCCGTAAAGTATCGTAAATATGGTTATTTTCCAGCACAATGTCGGCAGGATTGATTGAGTTATCGTTCTGTTGAAGAGATATACCATGACCATAGTTGTTATATGCATTGATTGTATTACCTCTTACAATTAGCTTTGAACCGCCCATTATACGTAACAGACCGTCAGAACTAGTACGGTTAGGGGAAGAAAGAAAATTACTCTCGATTAGTGCTAATCTAGCTGCCTTATCTGTTGTGATATTAACAGGGTCTACTTTTAACGGAATTAAATAATCAACGACATAGTTATCCTTTACAATGGTTTCTTTTTGAGCAAAGAAAGCACCAGCGATTCCGCATACGCCGTTCAAGTATTTATAGCCTGTATGGTTAATGTCGTATTTCAAAATATTGTCTTTCACAACTGTATTAATACTTAAATCCAAACCAATTCCTGTATCATCTACGTTGTACATTTTGCAACCTTTTACCGTTAAGTCCGTTCCCCACATAAAAATAGCATTACCATATATGTTTTCAAACGTGCAATTTATAACATCTACACGTTCAACATCACGGCAAATGTCTCCGTTTGTATACGTCCCATGAACACCCAACGCTTCGTTTGTTCCGTTGATAAATGTGCAATTCTCAAAGAGAAGATTTTTAATTTTGTAACCTGTCGTATTATTGCGAATCATTACATCTTGAATTGTTGGCTTTACACCATTTTTGATGTAACCAAGATTTTTATAATTCCCATCAATTGTCATGCCTTGTAGGTAGAAATTTTCTATATTCCTATTAACAGAACCAATTATATACTTAGGTGTATCTGACGATGTTTGATTAGGTCTTTTGAGTATAGCTTGTGACCCTTCCCATTTCATATTAGAATAGGGAATTAGATCATGAGCGATATACTCGCCCTTAGGAAAGAATAAAATTCCGCCGCCTAAAGAGTTTAAATCTGAGGCAGCCTGTTTTATTTTAGCACTCTCATCCGTTCCATCCAATTTAACATTATACGGCGGTTGCCTAACGTTAATTGCACGTTGAGGTAGGTCAGTTTGTAAAGCACCAATCTTATCCCCAACACTTTCTTTATAGCCTTTCAATGTAGTCACATCTAACTCATCTTGACCACCAGCAGCGTGTGTTGATTTATGACCTGAAGTTGCAGGTACATATGGCTCAACCCATCGGGCAACTACTTTCATTCCATCAAAGATTTTCGCACTATCTACAAGTAAAGTAAATTGAGTAGGGGAATCCTTTTGTATTTTACTTGAAGGAATCGGTGCTCCTCCTACCTTAACTTCTAGCCATTTTGTGTTGGGATTGTATGCGGCATTAGAGGGGAGAGTGTAGACAACTTGCCCTGCGGTTGAAGTCCATTCATATTCATTTGCGGCTTTTGATAAATTGCCTATTTTTTCAACTACACTAACTCCATCTGTATCTTGAACTATTCGTCCATCAATAAGTCCCATAATATTCCTCCTTGTGTTTAGAAATATACCAGACAATTTTCACTCCTCCTTAAATTTTAGTTAGTAAGCTCCAATCCACTGATATTGAACTCCAGATTCTACAACTATGAAACTAGTAATTAGCGCATCTTTAGAGTCACTGGTGAATCCCTGCTCTGCATTGAGGAAAATAGGGGAGCTGTCGTTAACTTTAATCGTACAGCTTTGTAGATTTCTAAATTCAAATTTGTAAAATCCAAATTTAACATTAATCCATTCGGGAGGGGAGTCTGGTACTAATTCTTTATTTGCAGTCGATGTTGTGATACTTTGCGAGCCTTTCCAACCATTTCCTCGTGACATAGTGTAATTCACTCCTTTATCACAAAATAAAGAAGCCTACCGAAAAAGCAGACTTCAGAAATGCCGTTATATCAACGTTTTTAGACACTAATAATACTTTAAAATACACATTTTATTTAAACTGTCGCACCTGTAGCATCTTTCCATACAGTCCCATTCCACCAAATAGGTTTACCTAATGTAGAATCAAAGATTTGACCACCAACAGGAACACCTGTGCTTGGTCTTGTAGCAGTTGTATACGCTCCATTACCTATAAATCCATTGAAAAATCCATTTTTGAATGACTGAGTTGAACTACCAATATTCATTGTGTTGAATAAAGGTAAAACATTGTTACCGCACATAACCACAGATATACTGTCTGAATTGAAAGATATACCATGATTCGTATTAGTTGTTCCGCCTGTATTAGCAAAAATACCTGAACTGTTTGTTCTCGCTCCATCGTTACCCACGTATACACCATTTTTATTTGTAGTGGCTGAGCTTCTAAAAACAGAAGATTTATTAATGCTATAAGAACTTAAATTACCATTAATAAAAATTTGATTAGTTGTGTTGTCAATATCTGCATTAACACTGGACTGCCAATCAGCCCCTGTAAATATAAAAATATTGCTAAACCCTGAACATTGTAGCAACTGTTTGAAACATGTGGTGCTAACATCTCCGAATATTCCATTGCAACCTGAGCCACGTATATTGTTTCCTGTAGCAGTTGAAGGTAACTTAAAACCTAACCCTATATCACTTAAAGTTGAAGTTAGCCTATTGTACCCGACACCATCGATTAAAACATCTAAGGTGTTATTTTTCCCTAATATTTCAAACGATACATCCCAGTTTTCTTGTGCTTCACAAGCAATTAACATGTGTCTATCAGAAACAATTTGATAACCGATGTTATTAGCCCATGATTTACAATTAGTGAATCGGTTAGGACCTCCATCAATCTTAATACCAATTGAACCACCGAATCCAACATCTAGGTTATTAAATGTACTATCCCAAACTTTAACGTCTATACCTACATCTTTTGTACGCAAAACAGATATACCATTAACTAACAGCGCACCCTTACCTACCAACACCATACCTTTACCGGACATATCACGTATAAGTATGTTAGAAAGTCTGTGATGTGCTTCCCCAATCATTTCATCGAATCCATTTGTTAAATTGAGTCCATCGATAGCTTTAGAGGTTACATTTGTTCCAACAATATTAATGTCATGAAGTTCAATATATCCTACATTTGAGTCATTTAATCCGATAACAAAAGAACCAGTAAATCCTAAAGTTAAGGCTATTTGAGATCGGTATTCACCTTGACCTACTATTTTTGCATACGACTTTAATAAAATAGGTCTTTCTATTTGCACATACGGTGGCAACAGGAGTGTTTTTCTTATGCCTCCGCTTTCAATTGAAGATAACGCCCTTTCTATTCTTCCACTATCAGAAGTTTCACCGCTTAAGCGAGGAAATTTAACCAAAGAAACAGAAATCTCATCTAGTCTTTTCACGCTATCTCCCAATTGCGAAGAATTGTCATTAACACTTGTCTGTAAAATCCCAATTTTATCTATAACACTTTTTCCGTCAGTGTCATAAACCATTCTTGCATCAATAAAATCCATACATTTTCCTCCTTTTTGAGAAATATAAAAAGCCCTCTAAAGAGAAGGCTTGGTTTAAAAACTAATTTCTAAATACGTGTTTTGTTCCAATTACTCACTACGAAATCAACATACTTGTCGCTGTATTGTTTGATAAGTTCACAGTTCCTGAACTTGCGATATTGTAGTTATTGTATTGATTTAACACTCCATACAAGTTAAGAGTTAGCGTACCTGAATATCCGTTGGTGATACGGTTATTGCTAACCAATCCTTTGCTTAGATAAGAAGCGGTTGTACTCAATAGGTAAACTGTTCGTCCATCCAAAACACCTATAAAGTTGATATCATTATTAGAAATAATAGTTTTATTAATTGTCAATGCCCCACCGCTCACCATTGTGATCTTTACGCAATCATCTTGACAAATCAGTTTGTTATTGGTCATTTGGAATGTATCAAGTGTTCCTGTCAAGTTTGATAGCCATATAGCTTCAAACCTTGCCGATAAACTAGGAACTTTAGCTGAACGGTTGGATAATGTATTTCCCTCCATTATAAAACTGTTCATTGAAAGACCTCCTGAGCCATTTTGATTCAATGTAATAAAATAACGATAATCACTATTGGTGGATAACGTACCGTTCGCATAGTTTACAAAGTTTCGGGTGATATGAACATCACCAAACGTACTCGATAAAGTATTTAAAAACCATTGTGTGCTTTCCACTTGGTTATTACGAATATAGACAGACGGTTGATTTTTATTAATCAAATATAAGAAGTTGAGCGCACTGTATACTTTGTTACTATCTACATCCAATTGGGCATAATAGTTTGCTGTTATGCTGTTATTGGTAGTACTCAAGAAATATGTGCAATTATCCACTACATTATTTTTAATAATAAGATTTCCAGCAATAGCCTTTGTCATATAGGTAAAGTAGTTCACATTGTCTACTTTATTGCCTCTAATTAGGATATTTCCAATTTCCATGTTATACCAATAATCAATATTCAAGAAATTAACGTTTTGCGGTGTTGTGCGCTCATTAATTAATGTATTATGCTCTACTATAACATTGTCCACACAGTTCTGGATCAAAAACATTTTCGCATTTCCATTATCCGCTGGATCACGGAAGCGAACTGTATTGTTTGAAAACTTAATATTTGAACCTTTATTAAATCCGTTCACTTCATCAGGAATAACAGAAAAAGCAAAAACATCATAAGTACTCAATCCGTCTGTACCATTAACTCTTGGGTGTTTGTTATGAGCACAGATGATTTCATTATTTATAACTTTTACACGAACCTTCTCGTCTATTCTTGACGGAGCAACGAATATACCTTTTGTTTGGTAATGCTGCATATGAATAGTATTGCCGTCAATAATACCATCTCCAGTAATACGAATAACTGACTGACCTTTATAATGTACATCTGAAGGAGTAGGACTATTTCGATATGTATTATGTTTGATGCATAAATTTTTATTTGGAATACTTGTGTAGGTATTGCCGCTATCGAGAGTTTGGTTGTAGGTTTCACCTTTTGTCATAGCTGAACATTTTTCTAGTACGTTGTTCTCTAAAATCCCGTTTTCACAGCCTCTAGAGAAGTCACCTATCAAACCGCAAAATAGATTTTTAGCATAGGAATTGCGAATTTTTATGTTAATAATCTGTGAACCGCCAGCGCCATGATACCATATATTTTCGAAGTGACAACGATTTACGTCCATATTGTAGGCTTTGCGGTTACTTGGTGTATTTGGGCGATCTCCTACAATAATGCCATTGAAATAGTTTTTGATTACGATGTCTTCAAATATGAAACCGCTCACAGAGGTCGTATCTGTTACGGTAGGAACAAATCCAATGGCACTGTAATTCACATTCCCTTGACTTTGACGGTTATGAATATAGTAATCCTTATTAATATCCATATATTCTGTATTATTGAAATAAACCACATTATTTACATTAGCAGCGTCAGGTTGTTCAATTGGTTTAGGCGGTGTTATATCAACACATACACCCTCCATACTAAAATTCTTCAGAGTAACATTATTGCACCATCCCACGAACATAGCGTTAACCAAAATAGAAGAAAACTTGCTATCTCCAATAATTGTTGCATTATCTGGTACTTTAATTAATCGAGAAGGAACTACAGTTGAATCACAATCCATAAAGAATCTTGCTTTCGGAATAACAAGTTTGTACCCTTTATTCAAGGCGACTTGAAACCTTGTAGTATTTAACACGCCATTGTTTCCTGAGCTCTTCCAAAACTGCTTGCTTGTTCCGTCTAAACATGTTCCTGTTCCTGAATATGTAAATGTGTACTGAACAGCATCAGCAATCATACCAAGTTGAAAGCAGTTAACTGTGTTATTTTTAGTAACTAACTGAGCAAACAATCCATTGTTTAAGGAGATTATGCTAAAACCATCTGCTGTTCCAGAATTAACGATTTTATAAGTTGCTGATCCACCATCAAAAGCTGAATAGTACCCCAATGTATTCACTATATCTTTCAACTTAAAATTTGTCGCAATCATAGTGTTGACGTTATCTGTGTAAGTCGCTTTTTCTGCCAATTTTGTAGCATTATCATTTACACTTGTCTGTAAAATCCCAATTCTGTCATCAATGCTCTCTTTAAATCCCTTTAACTTAGTAATATCAATCTCGTCTGTGCCACCAGCTAAATGAGTAGCTTCATGACCTGATGTAGCAGGCACATAAGTTTCAGTCCATCTAGCTACTACTGTAACACCTGCCGGAATTTTTGAACTGTCAACAAGGAGAGTAAATTGAGATGGAGAGTCTTTGCGAATTTTACTTAGGGGAACCGGAGCACCACCAACTTTAACTTCAAGCCACTTTGTATTAGGGTCATATGTAGTATTAGAAGGGAGGGTATAGACTACTTGACCAGCAGAGGAAATCCATTCGTATTCATTTGCTGATTTAGATAAAGTTTCTATTTTATTAGCATTTTCACCAATTGCTTCAGCATTATCTTTAGTTTTTAAAACCGTCTCATTAATTGCCGATACAAGGTTATTCTTAGACGCTGTATCTAAATTATTAAAATCTCCTAACTTATCAGACACGTTTTCTTTGTAACCTTTGAGCTTCGTTAAATCTAATTCATCATTTCCACCAATTTCATGAGAAGTATGATGAAGCCTTCCAGATTCACTTCCATCTCCAGCAATAATTGGCTCAACCCATCTAGCTACAACTCGTAACCCTTCAAGGATATCAGAAGGAGAGAGAAGGAGTTTAAATTTGTTAGGAGGGATTCTTTCAATTAGACTTGGTGCGATAGGTGCTCCACCAACAATAACTTCTAACCATTTTAGATTAGGATTATATGAAGAATTGTTTGGAAGCGTATACTCTAATTGACCTGCTTCTGACAGCCATTCGTATTCATTGGGAGCTTGGGCTAACGAGCTTACTTTAACGTTTGTACTGTTTACAGCATTAACTAAATTATCTTTTTGATCGGTCTGTAAACTAGTCATATCTCCAATAGCTTCATTAGTGTCATACACTATCTTATTAACTAAAAGAGCAGCATCGATATCTTCAGCCAAATAATTAATCTTCTGAGTTAAGGCTTCAAAACCGTCCAACTGATCAACAATTTGGTCTTCGAGTCTATCTTTATTGACTTTTGCCATACAACTTTCTCCTTTCGTAGACAAAATAAAAAGAGTAAGCCTAAAATAGACTCACTCTGTTAATTAGTTTCCAATGCTTTTACTTTTTCTTGTAGAGTTGAAACTTGCTCAACTAATAGATTAACTGTTTTTAATAAAGAGACATTTTCTTCTTCACGTTCTTTATTTTTCGCTGTTAATTCTTGAACAGCCTTAATTAAAGGGGCTACGAATTCACTGTATCCGATACTGTAAACATCGCTTCCTCCATTTACACTATGATTCTGTAAACCTCCAAAGTCCATACCAATTAATTGTGATACTTTCTCAACTTCTTGAGCAATAAGACCATGATGGTATCTGTTCCGCTTTTTGCTACCATCTTTGGGAAGTTTAACCATATTGCCATTTTCATCAAGTTCGTTATAATCGTCACGAGCATCATATCTATAATCTACAGGACGAAGCATATTAATATAATCTAGCCCTAAAACTGTATCACGCACATCTGCCTTATCACGAGCATCTGAACGGTTCTGTAAAGCTCCGAATGCATATAGGGAGGATTGACCGTCACCCAATTGAATTTGATTACTTCCAGTTACTCGTGAATTATATCCGATAGCTGTACTATTGTTCACATTTAGGATAAGATTTCCTTCAAAGTCAAAACGCAATGAACCGTAACCTATTGAAGTGTTGAAGTTTCCTTGTGTTAAGGCATTGCCTGAGAGGTATCCAACAGCAGTGTTTCCATTTCCGTTAACATTATGTAGGGTTAAACCGCCAACAGCCGTGTTAAAATTACCTTTTTCAGAAGCTCTCATTGCTTTTATACCAATAGCAACATTGTCCCAACTTTTTTCCACAGTTGTAAGATTAGAATACTCGTTCATAACTGCTACACCCGTTAAAGTCACAGCAGAAGATATGTTAGAAGTTACAGAAAATACATTCCCATTTACAGTATTAACGGTAAAGTATCGAGGTTCATGTGTACCGATCTTAAGTAAGGGCTTAAAGCCTACAGAAAGACCATGACCGGGCATATTTATTGAAATTGTGTTTCCAGTCCATGTATAAGTACCATTCAAAGGATTGATGAAAAACCTTTGTTTGCCGTCAATTGACATGCTTTTCTCAAGAGATTCCAACGAATAAGTTCCAACAGCAGTATTACGTGTTGCAATCTTAATATCACGTCCTGAGTTAGTTCCAATCGCAACGTTTTCTTCACCGTTTGACCATTGTAGGGAGTTTGTGCCGACAGCAGTTTGATAACTTGCTGATTGAGGGGATTGGTTGAGGATTGTTCTGTCATCTAAATCTAGAGGAGCAAAACCTGACATTGATCCAGCACCTAATGCTACATTCCAGTTACTATGTTCATTTGTTTGTAGAGCATTTCGCCCCATTGCGATGTTAGAGTATCCATCCTTATTAAAACGCATACTATTGTCACCAACTGATGTATTACGAGTTCCTTCAAATCCATTGACAGATTTTCCATTAACATAGAATTGACTCTCTAAACCAATTGCAATGTTATATCGTCCGTATTGGCATGATGTTAAAGCTCCAATGCCAATAGCAGTAGAGTTTTTAATATAAGACCCTGCATTGAGCATTGCATTACTACCAATAGCGATTAGATTGTGACCTGCACCACTAGTAGTGTATTGATCCCCCGGTCTATAGTTTCTAGCAGCGTGTCGTCCAATAATAACGTTTGCGTTTCCTGCTTGGATAGTTGAAACATATCCTGCCCCAAGAGCATTATTATTCCCCTTAACAATAAAGAATCCATTAATATATTTATTTTTTCTAGGGAATTCAGTAACTACAAATGTTTTTCCGATTAAATCAATTACTTTGTTTTCGTTCCCAGCCTCAATACTCTGAAATAGAGTAGTCTCGTCTGTCAAGCCGTCTCCTACGTGATTAAAATTTCGAATGCTTATAACAATGTCGTTTAGTCTAGTTTCATGATTTAAAAAGTCCGAATTTAAGCGATCTGAAATAGTATCATGTGTAAATCCAGTAGTATCCTTACGTGAATTTGACAATTCTAAAGTGTTTGCATTTGATTTTTCACTTGCATCTTCAAGTAATTCATCTAATTCAGCAGTTTTAATGATTAAATCATTAATTTCACTTTTTGTAGAATTAATTGCTGCTACGACATCAGTTTTTACATTTGTGGTTAAATTTAAAAGACTTCCGATTTGCATTGTTGAAGCCAATTTCGCATTTGTTACAGAGCCATCCTGTAATAAGGCACCATCATTTGTTTCAATTTCTCTTCTAACATTCTTAAAAACTAAAAAGAAGAAGGATGAGTTTTTATCCCATTTTTCCAAAGGATAATTAATATGTCTGATTGCCAATAGACCTGTATCAAGAGTATATTCTTCATCAGGGGAGAGGAAAGTGGAGTTTTGAAAAACCATTAATACATCATCAACAGGGTTGAATTTTGTAATGCCGATGTTCACTAAACTTGAGTCAATATTGATAGTCACTTTATTTTCCAGTGTAGTCAACCTAGTATCAACTTTTAGTTCTTCGTATTCCCCAGTCACGGGGTTGGGATACATTAAATTTGACAATATATTCACCTCTTATTTATTAATTTAATTATTTAATCTATTTTCCACCAAATTGAGTTTCCTTGAGGCGGAGTTTCAGATGCTACAACTCGTGCTTTATAACCAGTCACACCTGTAACTTTGACCCACAACATATTAATATTATCAGGAGGATACTCACCTATATGGACATTGAAACCTTCGTATACTTCAGAAGCAGCAATATTAACCCATTCCGTTTCATCCCATCGATATGTTAACCCATATTGTTTTTCTGTAACTGTCCAACCGTTTTCAGGATTAGGGTAAGTGGATAAAATGTCTGCGTATGTGTTCACCATAGGCTTATAAATCTTTTTCGTTTTATCTGTAACAGCTTGGTAATCGGCAGTAGCTTGTCGAGTTTGTGAAGCTGCATTATTTGCGTTATTGATAGCTGAATCAGCTTGAACTAGTTTTTGATTAAGTTGTTGCACTTTATATGTAATTAACTGTGTATATTCTTCTGTAGATGTCTTGCATAAATCAATTAACTCTTGTAGAGTTTCAACAGCAAATCCTTGTTCATCGTGAATAAAGATACGATCTGCTGATAGTAAAATAAAACCTTCACCTTTATAGGTAAAGTCTAATGTTTTTCCAATAACTGAATCACTAAATGTCACAACCCCATAAGTGTAGTCCACATGATAAGTAGTTTCATTTAACTTATCAAGAGACTTAACTTCATTAAAATACTCACCGGATGAAGAGCTAACTAAAAGTCCATAATATTGAACTGGTATTTCTTTTAGTATGATTCTATTAACTGTCATAGAAATGTTTTCTTCAATGTCTAAATGGGGATTATCTTGACTTCCTGTTCTCTTGAGAATATGAATAGGCTGAGGGATGTTTTTATCAAAGAAACTCAATCATAGCAACTCCTTTCTATTTATTAATGACAGATTGAAGTAGTTTATAAATTTGACTATACTTATAATGTAACGCTTCAATCGTCTCAGCTTGATTTGAAATAATTGTATATAGACCTTCTACCGCTTCTGAATTAGAATGATTCTCCATATTAATTCTTCCAAGGCTGCTATCTAGCAATTGACGGTATTCAGCCACAACATGTTGGACATTTGGTGTGTCTCCAAATACTGCATCTCTGTCAATTGGATCATACTGATATGAGTTTTGAGTTTGGTTGTAGTAAATGCTTCCTCCTGAAGTTACATGAATATCTGAATCTCCGTAAATAGTAAGCTTTCCATGTACATAATCAGTCACATCGATAGCATCAGGAGTCAATTTAGAATAGTAAACGGTAATATTACCTACCATAATCGAAGGTGTCTTTATAAAAGAATCCTCAACTATGAAATCTTCAACAATAGTTTTATCAGCTTTGTTAATAAGCACTATTTCACTATATAGCTCATCAAATGAAGCCTTATTGTTACTGACAGCAAGCTCAAGTTTTTCCCAATGCTTAACGTGAATCCAACTATCTCCACTTTTGTTCAACGAATCATTCTTACCTAGTAGCCCTCTTAGAGTAATTTCTCCAAATAGTTCATTTCCTGACTCTGAATCAATTCCAATATACGGATTTACTAAATCTTGAACTCCGTCAACAGGAGGGAAGAGGTTACATGTTTTTTCAATTCCCCATCGACTTAAAACACTTTCATACTCAAATTCAGTGACTTTATATAGAGGTAGTCGTGGAATTTGCAATGTCTGATTACTATTTAATTTAATACTCGCATTTATAAAACCAACCGTGATAGAGCTAGGGGTAGTAGAAGAGGTGGCTACATCTCCATAAACAATAAAGTGGATGTATCCTTTATCATCAATTAAGTCTTTAAGTTGTTTAGGGGTGGTTAATACATCATTAGAAAAGGTAAAATCAAGACTATTTGTAGTACTCGTGTCATTTTTCTTCAAAAGGTTAGAATCGTAAGAAGAGGAAGAGGGGATGAATACATTTGCTTTGGCTTTTTTAGCAACAACTGAAAAATTAAGTTCATCCACATAAACTTTAATCCACTCTTTTTTACCTGAAACCGTAGCATATGGTATTTTGCCAAATTCACGTTCGATCTCTTCTACAATATTAAGAGATACAATGAATTGAGGAATATTATCTTTTGTAGTTTCAGTAATAGTGTAATTTGTTACTCCGAAATCATCCATAGACACTCTATCCAAAAAGTCTTGATTTAACTCTAATAAGTTGGAATCTGTAGGTTTAAGTAGTGTTTTACTGGCTTTGCTAACAATAGTATGAGGGTTATAAAAAGTACTTCCTTGTGACTTATCCTTAAATGTAATCTTACGCCTCATGATGGCTCTCGAATTATTCCCCTTGAATTTAGCAACTCCACTATAAATTTTATTTCCAACTTGAACTGAAGTTTTCCCATCCTTGTTAGCTAACACATAGTAGTCAGATGATTTAAGTATAGAGTTTGACATGGGGATCAACGTAGTACCTTGTATATCAAGAGACACTTCCGAAGCATAATCAGTACTAATGTGATTTTTTCCGTGTCTTAAAATTTTTTTCATTCAATTGACTCCTTTCTTGTAAATTTAGTCAGTAGAAGGGGAAGAAGGAATATCATCACCATTGAAAAAGTCGCCTGTTTGATTGGTTTCTTCAACTACAGCAACAACAGCATCTTCTTCTAATGGTGCGCTGAGATAGCTAACAGATGTTTCATCACTGAGCGTATATCTGTAGTTGACTAAATTCTGTATAGTATCGTTCGCATCGTTAATCGCAAGGTAGATTCTATCAATCTCGTCTAATAATGAATTAACCTTAGTGGTTAAATCTTCGACTTTTTCATTTATAACTAGAGCATTGTTAACATTATCAGAAATCAATTCAATATCATGGGATGCAGCTATGAATTTGTCAAACTGTTCTAAAAGTGTTTGCGATAATTCTTGATATGTTATTTTTGATTGTCTCATTTCATGTCTCACATCCTTCTTAAAAGATGGGTTCAAAATACCATATGTAGATTTAATCATCAGATAAAATACTATATATAGTATCTTGAACTCTTTAAAATTCATGTTTTACTTAAACTCTGTATATGTTCCAATCAAACGTAGCAGCAGAAGAGGGAGGTGTTCCAAAATTAACTACAAAACTGGTAGCTGTTTTATTTGTTACCCAATAATTCGTGTTCCAAGCCGGTGTAATTGATACTCCATATGAAGAATCAGTCTCACTTAATCCTGCTACACTGAACGTAGCAGCATTTGCAGTAACAGAAACATTTACCCCACATCGCTTATTTCCTAATTTAATTGTAGAAGAAGATAAATCTAATGTATCTTGAACTTTGGTTGTACCTTTTAAAGTAGTGTTACTTAGAGAGGGAATAGATACTTTTGCGTTTGAATCAATGGAGAAAGCAGTATTTCCATTGTCATCTTTAACAACTGTGTTCTTTAAATTTTCACTGAGGTTTAATTTCGTGGCAGATAAAGTTCCGGTGAAGTTGCTATCGTTAACTCTAATGTTGGTTACATCAATATTATTAGGGGAAATCGTACCAACTTGATTAACAAATTTATCAAAGTTAATTGTACCAGTAGTGGCATCAATAATAGGTTTTCCATCATTGCCTGTCATAATTAAGCGTTCAGCAATAATGTCTTTTGTAATAAGCTTTCCATCAGTGTCTACATAGAACTTCTTAGTCCAATCACCCTCAGAAGATGCATCGTAATGAGAAATAGAAATCCCTTCCGTAGCATTTAGAACAGTTTTTACTTTTCCGTCACTTCTAGTAACAGTCAACCCTTCGACAATATCAATTTTTACACCGTTATAAACTTCACCTTGAGCAATAGCTTTATTCCAACGTTCAATTAAATTCTCGTCATTTTCACCAGTGATAAACAACGCCATTCCGTTAAGCCAAACACCTTTTGAGTCAACGGTAAATGTTTTATTACCGTCTTTATCAGAAGCGTCAATGGTCAAATTATTACCTGCGATAATCTTACCGAAGATTCTTTCTCCAACAATCCCTTCAGCAGTTATAGCTGTTTGCCAGTTATTTCCGCCATCTCGACTGATCGCTGTGACTCCCGCCTGTAATATGACAACATCATTTGGATAATCAGGGTTTGTAATTCTAATTCCTTTACGATCAATAGTTACTGAGTTATTAACGCCAGCAATAATTCTTTGTTTTGTAGCGTCTAATTCACCATTCATGTAATCATTTAATTGGTTAGCTGTTTTCTCAATTTTGTCATATTTAGACTTATTAGAAGTAAATGATGTTGCGCCCGAATAGGACTGTTGAAGTTTATCCATTACTTTTTTCTCAGCAGTTTCAGCACGTTTTACATTGGAAATAGTCAATGTGATTGTTTGATTTTCAAAGTCAAAAGACATTTCCGTAATTCTAGCTAATACATTAATACCTATTTTTTCATACTTTATTTTAATCGTATCGCCAAGTTGTAACCTACTCCAATTCCGATATTCTTCCATGATTGAAAATATGTCTACAATGTCTACGTTGACTGTCAGCTGAGGATATTTTACTTTATCCATTTGTTTTTTAGTCTGCTCAAGTAAATCTTCAGGAGTTACACACTTATCATCTGTAAATGTTCGCACTCTAGTAAATTTGTTTAATACATAGAGTTGTTGAGAAGTGAAGTTATTTTCTACAGCTATTTCGTCTTGGAATGCTGCTATTTTCTTTCTAACTTCTGTTTGAAGATTTTCAAGATCAGTAATTTGAGCTTTCTTATCATCAACTTCACGTTTTTTAGCAGCTTCTTCTAAGTTTAAATCCGTCAAATCTTTATTTTGAGCCTTTGCAACTTCAAGCTTATCTTCAATAGTTGTGTACGCAATTTCTAAATTAGATAATTCATACGAACGATTGTCTATTTCTTTTTGTCGATCATTTAACTCATCAAATAATTTATTTAATTCTCCACTTTTACTTTCAACTAATTCTTGATAATCGTAAATAGCATGACATAAATCATCTGGCATATGATAGCTTGATTTTATGGTTTTCTTCGTATTGATATCACGTTCGAAAGGGTAGAGGAAGAAGGAGTAATCGTCAATAGAATCTAATCCACTAGGATTTATAGTTGAAAAGGTTAATCCATCTTTACCAGTTGCTTTTAATCTTGTTGTAACATCGCTCATCTCATTACTTTGACTCATACTCTTAGCATACTTACCATAGCCGACAGTAAACTTTTGATTCTTACCAACTGAGTCAGGTTTCACTACATTGATTTTTCTCTGTTTAGTGTCAAAAGTGACTAGCGCATCATATGTATCTGCTAATTGAAACAGTGCCTCTAAAGCAGTGATTCCATCCCAATCATATGACCTTGTACTTGTTTCAAATTCAGCATCAATTTCTCCAACCATCCAGTTTGTGTTAAGAAGAATTCCACCAACATCAACTTCTTTTCCATCATCATCAATAAGAATATTTCCTTCTTCATCACGTTTAGGTGCTCCGCCTGATAAAACTTGACGACAATTTAAACCATCCTGTCTGAATGAATTGATCATCTGTCCTGATAATTCGTGAGGGAGTAATAAAGCTTGAACTTGTTTACTATCTCCATCTTCAGCCATATTGTCTGATATGTTGGTTATAATGAATACTTCATCAAAATGCATATATTTAAATCTAACAAGATAATTTTCTTTTATTTTTTCAGCATTTTGATTCTTAACTAAAACATGACGAACAGTTTTATCATAGGGGAGAGTAAAGTTTAGTTCACTTAATTCGCCATCTAACCTAAATACTGCATTGATATTGTACGCATCTGTTAATCTTGCAAACGTTTGTTCATCATCGAGTCGGGAGAGTGTAAGGCTTACTTTATTAGGTTTGATCCTGTGGTTATAATCTATAAAACTCATAAGTTTCCTCCTTTCCCCAATATAAAAAAGACACTAGCATTCACTAGTGCCTAACCTTGTAAGAATACAAACTGATATCTAAAACGGATGATGCAAGAACCCTTAACTAAAAGCCGATTGACTCCACGCTCCAATGTTAAAAATTCATCGTTGAATGAATCAAATCTATCCATATCAGTTATATCTGTTTTAATAAATTCTTCCTGATTGTCTACATACACCGTTTCTTCATCTTCCAATTCAATAAATTCAAATGGGTCATCTTGGTTTGATAAATTTCTAATTGAAAGAGGTTCTTTCCCTTTTTTATAGATAGTGATTTCAGGCTTAATAGGTAAGTCGCCATCATTTCTAACTTCAATTAATTTTTGGTTATCTATGTAGAAATCATCGGAATGTTTAAAATGAGAGTAGGTAAAAGGGGAGTTACATCTAACGGTTAACTCAACATAACCTTCATTGCATCCATTGTGATTAAGTTTGCTTTCATTGACAAATTGAGCATAGAAGATTCTTTCGGGATTTGAATCGAAGATAAGAGGGGCGTAGTAATCTTTACATAGCCATCTTGCTACTTCACGTATTTTCTTGGAGTCGTAGCCCTCATCAAAGAAGAGAGTAAGAGGGAATTCAAGGGGAGAATACTCAACCCCTTGTGGATAAGGAACATCCCTGCCTCTTATTTTTGTTTCGTTAATTGTTTTTGTGGGAAGAAAGACTTCGCTGAACAATCCACTCTGAACTTGCACATTAATGATTCCTAAGTTAGAAGAATGCACTGCTTCAGACTTTCCTTCATCCCCGTACCTAAAATGAATACTTTCTAACAACTTAGATTCCACCTCTCAATGTATAGTTTTTCTGAATTGTTTCGAAGAAAGTCTTCAATCCACTTGCGTCTCCAGTCAGCTTATCGATATTAATGTTCATGGTAATACTTTGAAGAACTTTACTGATAGAATCAGTTAGGGTAGAAGTAGGAGTTGATGCTTTAGGAAGAGTATTAGCAAAAGTCTTCAAACTGTCTGCAATTTTAGAAAGCGTACTACTGTCAATAGTGCTAGCTGTTAAATCACTGCCTTGAGATGCTGTACTTAACAATGAAGCTAGACTACTTTTTGCTGTATTAGAAGAAGCACTTCCGTTCAAAATGGAAACTCTATATTGATGCATTAACTCATCGAAAGTTGAATTTCCTGATGTATCTTTACCACCTTTAGCAATAGAAGCTTGCATACTCTTTACCATGCTCGTAGTCTTATCTTTCGCTTCACCCATAAGAGTAGGAATAATCTTCTCCATGATTAATTTAGACATTATTGATTTTTGTGTATCAGACATACCTTTTGCAAGCTCATCAAAAGTATATCCTGCATTATCTGGATCAAGAGTCGTTCCTTTATTCCTTGCAGTAACTTTCCACGTTTCACTCACTTTTTTCAATGCGTCTATGCTTGTAGAATCTTTCATTTGTTTAGCTACGACAGAACTTAAATACTTTCCAGCTAACAACTCGAAATCTTCTTGTTTCAGTTCTTTTTCTCCAAGACCAGCTTGCGATTTCCCACCATAACTTACTAAAGCGTCTGAGAATTTAGAAGAAGATGAGATATTGCTGCCTTTTGTACTTGAAGCTAAATTCTTGGCATATTCCTGAAGTTTCTTATCACCAGTGAAATCCTTAGTTGAAGACTGCGTGATGTACTTGGATAACAACATCTTTTCATCAGCAGACATCGTTGACATAATTTCATCCAGACTCATGTTGTCATATTTGTCAACTGTTGCTCCTTCAGTTTTAGCCATATCCATAAAACGTTGACCATTCTTAACGTTTCCAGATTTTTCTTGAAGTATTTTTCCTGCAACATACTTAAAGTCAGCTTCGGAGAACTTTCCTCCATCACCAGCATAAGCACCTGTAGCTTTAACCTTAGAAACATCCGTACCACTAATAACAGCCATAACACTAGCAGCTTCTTTTAATTGTTCAACTAGGTTACTTTGAATCGCTGTACCTAATTCTCCAAAGTTAGCTGAAGCATCTGCGATAAATTTATTAATTGTATCAGCCGTCTCGCTAAAGTTTCCAGCAACAATAGAGTCTTTTAAGTCCTCCCAATACTTATTGTTATCTAGAATGTCGCTGTATTTCTTATCTAAAGCTTCACGCTCTTTATCTTTAGCATCCAACTCTTTTTGCTGCTCATCATCTAAACTTTGTTGACGGAGATCATTAGAACGGTTTTCTTTCAAATCAGCAATCTGTTGGTCTAAATCATCCATCTGCTTCTTAAGATCATTACGCTTAGCTTTTGCGTCCAGTGAGTTGTCAGTTAGTGTAAGATTATATTGACGTTGTAAATCTTGTCGGTCTTTTGTTAATTTGTCATATTCTTTTTTATACTGATTCTCACTAATTTCATCAGAAAGGGAGCGTTTTTTAGCTTCATAAACTTTATTAATATTTTCGATTTGTTTATCTAACGCTTTATTCTCTAACTCTTGCTGTTTCTGATAATATTCCTTCATTGCATCAATAGCTTTATCAGCCATTTCTTCACGCATTTCAACAAAGCTGTGCTGTAAATCCTCTACAGAATACTGAGCATCTACTAACGCATCGTTCCAAGATTCCAATTCATCTTTAATGCGTTCAATATTGTCAGCATCGTGGGTATTCTCAAGTTCACGTTTTAATGCATCAATATTAGACTTAGCTTGCTCAACTAAATTCATTTGCTGTTCTAACTTGTCGGTGTTTAAACCGATTTTAGCTTCATAATCGTCTTCTTCAATTAAGCCTAGCTGGTGGTCAATTTTAGCTAATTCATCATTAACTTTCTTAGTAGCTTTAGCCATTTCTTTGAGCATCTTGTCGATTCTGAACGCTTCAATCTTAGCATTAATTTCCTCATACTGTTGTATAATTTCTTCGTTCTCAAGTTTGAGTTCTGCAAGACGATTTTTATAATCAGCTATAACCGTGCCGGATAACTTATAATTCTTTAGGGCAGATTCTAAGAATTTGATTTCCTGTTCGTTTAAGCTTTGTTTTTTCTTTATAGTTGAAGCTTGTTCTTTTAATGCGTCACTGTATTCTTTGCTGGATTCGGATAGTCTGCCTATACGGATTTCCTGCAACTGAACTTCTTGGTCTATTTTACCTTTCTCTTCTTCATAGTAGTTTAACCCTGAATCTACCAATGCCTTCTCTAATTCACGGGCAGCGTTATACGTTTCCTCGTATGATGTCTTAAGCTCTGCTAAACGCTGGTTGATTATATCGATACTTGTAGCATCAAATTTACCAGATTTAGCTGCATCTTGTAGAAACTTCTCTTCTTCTTTTTCAACTTTATATTTTTCATTTGTTAAGTCTAATTGTTTTTGAAGTTCCTTACGATAAGAGGGAGAAGTGTCATTATTACGCTCATTTCTAGCTTGAGAAGCACTAATTTCAGCATCAAGAGCATCTCTTTTACGACTAAAAAATTCCTCACTAGAGTCAACCATTTGTTTCTCAACTTCACGAGAAGCGTTGATTGTTTCTTGTTGTGAGATTTTAAGCTCATCCAATCGTTGCTTCATTTCGTAAACTGCGGCTTCACTATACTTGCCAGATTTCATTTTATCTGTAAGGAATTTTTCCTCATCTTTTTCAATTTTGTATTTCTGGTTGTTTAGATCAATCTGTTTTTGAAGTTCCTTACGGTATGCATCTGAATAAGAAAGATTACGCTCATTTCTAGCCTCAGAAGCTTGAATTTGTTCATCAACATCACCTTTTTTAACGTCAAATTCAGCAAGAGGGGAGTTGATTTCAGCTTCTATACGCTTCTGTTCAATCTCATCCTGTATTTGAATTAATTCTGTACTATTAGAGATGATTTGAGATTCAGCATCAGCAATGTTGGATAGGTTTTGAGCAGCGTCTTGTGAAGCATTTGTAGCACTGTATGAACCACCACCACCTGAAGCCATTTGTTTTAATACTTGTTGGGGGTCAATATACTTACCGTTTTTGTCAACAATCTTAAGGTCAAGGTGGGGACCCCCTGATCGTCCTGTAGAACCGATGTTGCCAATCTGTTGATCAGCAGAAATTTTTTGCCCAAGTTTGACAGGAGGGGTGTTTTTCATGTGGATATAACGGTATGTTCTTCCGTCATCGCCTAAAACTACTACACCGTTTCCAGCAGTAGGATTGTTCTTAAATACCTGTGTAACCTTACCACTTGTCAGGGAATAAATTGGCTTACCCATCGCTGCTCCAGAAGTTTTACCAGCTAAATCAATACCGTTATGACCTCCTGAATGCCATCCGTCATTAAGACCTTTGCCCGGAGAAAATGGAGTAGAGATACGGAAATTGTTTAGATAGTAACTAGCAGCCTTAGCTCCTGCACTAGCACCAGCCGTCATTGCGACAGAAGAACCAGCATTAGCATAAGACATACTACCTGATTTATAACCCTGATAATTAGCTGTAACTTTTCTTACATAGTCATTTGTTTCTTTAAACTTGTAAGCTTTGCCGTTGGCTACATTGCCGGGACCTGCATTATAAGCACGTAAAGCCGTCTCGATATTACCATTGTATTTTCTAAGCATTTGAGCAATATACTTTGTTCCACCCATAATATTCTGAGTAGGATCATAGGCGTTTTTCACACCCATACTTCTAGCTGTAGCTGGCATTAACTGCATTAAACCTGTTGCGCCAACACCACTTCGAGCGTTAGGGTTAAATTGGGACTCTTGTTTGATGATACCAGCAATTAAAGCAGGGTCTACACCGTACTTAGCAGCTGCTTGGTTGATAATAGGAGCGAATTTACCACTATAGCTACTTCCACCTGTGCCTGAGCCTGTTAATCCAGTACTACCAGTATTAACTACTCCTGTCGGCTGAATATAGCCGTCATCAATTTGAGTTTGCAGGGATTCATTTTGAGCTTTAATAGCAGCTTCTTTTTGCTTAAGAATCTCGATTTCCTTTTGAAGTGACTCACGATACTTTTTAGAATGTTGAGGATATTTAGAAGTAATACTAGTTTGTTTAGCAAGTAGGAGTTCAATTTTCTCTAATTCACGTTTATACTTATCTAATACAAATACATATTCTTCTGTTTCTTCAGCGACATCAGCAGTAGCGTCAGCAGCGTCTTCCGTTGCACCTGTGTATCCATCGGCAGCTTTAGAGGTATCTTCAAAAGAGGAACCGACTTCAGATAAACCTTTTGAAGCCATATTAGTTAATTCATCCATTGCATCCAATTGTTCAGTTACAGATGACAATTCTTCTTCTTGTTTTCTGTAATCATCTGCCTGCTCAAATAAACCATTCTCCAATGCTACCTGTCTATTTTCCTTAACTTTCGCCAATTGCGCTCTAGCGTCAGCAACAGTCTTAATTGCTTTTATCTCAGCGTCAAACATATTCAAATTAGACAGCGTAGCTTTCATTTGGTTGATAGCATCTTGTTTTGTGGCAGCCATCTTATCACTATAAGCCTTAATCGCTGAATCACGCATTTCGAGTAAAGCCTTACTGTTTATCTTAACGCTCCCATTTTCAATAGTGATAACTTTAGACAATTCTCCACTTTTACCAATTAAGTTCATTGCTTCAGCAGCAGACATGCGTTTACCGTTTGCGTTGTCCTCTAAAACTTTATTGTAAATAGAAACTTTATCAGATAAAGCTTCATATGCTTGACCTTGCATGATAGTTATTGCTTTGTCTAAGTTTCCTGCTTGAGCTTGTTGACTCGCAATAGCCGCTAACGCTTGAAAATCGCCTTGAGCATCTTTAAGTTCCTTCTCTAAATCTTCAGCAGACGTGCTTGCGCCATCCATTGAATCACTAAACTCATCCACAGCTCCAGCAGCATTTTTAACTTCATCCACAGTTTTACCAGTAGATTTATTAGCCTTATCTTGTGCGCCAGAAAGATTTAAAGTTCCAATTGTACTTGAATCAAGATTCTTCTTTAACTCTTTAATAGCAGCATCGCTAAATCCATTGTCTTTAGCGATAGAAACTAAGTAATCTTTGATTTCTTTATAAGAAGCCTTAACCTTTGTCTTGTAAGCATCTAATTCATCACCAGTTAGACCATTCGCAACTTGTTTATTATACTCCTCAATTGCAGAAGCATATTCTTTAAACATAGGTTTGACATTTGCATCATTTTGAAGATTGCTCATTAAGCCTGAGAATGTTCTTTCAACTGTTTTAGCTGATTGATCAGAAGTAGAAGCGAAAAGGGTAAAGCTAGAGATGATTGAACCGACAGATTTACTAGTTTGATCGTCCATCTTAACAGTGTTGTTAATAACGTCCATTGCAGCAGATTGAACAGTCATACTAGATTGTTTTGCAGCATTACTTAGCTGTGTGTACTCATCCATCTTGTTCTTTAAATACTTGTAATCGCCTTTTTCAGAACGGTTTAACTTGTCACCATTAGCAACTTTCTCTTGTAATTCTTTATATCTATCAGAAGCTTTCTTGAGATTGTTAAATTCCATTTCATAATCTTTAGCGAAAGGATTACCCGGAAGTAGGTGAAGCTTAGGTGCAAATGCGTTATCTAGCTTTTTCTGAGCTTTTTTATTATCTTTCGTAGCAGTGTCATAGTTGTCTTTAGCTTCATCCATTGCTTTAGCAGCGTTTAATTTTTCTTGTACTGCTAACTGTCTTTCTGCTAATTCAATTTGAGCTTTAATTTGCTTTGAAGTTCCAAGGACAACATTACCGTAAGAATCTTCACCTTGAACTAGAGTAGGGTATAGTTGAGCAAGTTGAGTTCTTGTTGCTTGGAATTTTTCTAAATCTTCATTAGTGTATGATCCACTATTAATTTTACTTTCAAGTTTTCCATACTCATCAGCTAAAGAACCGATCTCTTTCTTGTTTTCCTTATAACTATTAACCATATCACGGTTTTTAGCTGCTAAATCTTCTGATTTTTGACGAGCTTCACCTAATTTGCCGACAAGAAATTCAATTCCCATACCTAAAGCAAATACTCCAGCTCCAACGATAGTTGTAGCTAATGCTGCCTGTAACAATTTAGACTCTATACGTAAAAGTTTAGATGCTTTAGTGACTAATCCCATTTGGACTGCCATACCTAGAAGGTTTTTCTTGCATAAGAGAGTGGCTACAGCCAATGTAGTTAATAAAGGAGGGAGGACTCCAACTGCATTCGTCATTTTTGTAAGCCATCCTACTACTGTTGTCAATCCTTTTATAAACTGGATCATACCTTCTGTAACGAAAGCTTTACCAATACTCAATGACAACTCTTGGAAATTAGCTTTCATGATATTCGTTTTAGCTTCAATTGACTCCATATAAGTCTCGTTTTCACGTCTAGCAGAACCAGCACTGTTTTCACTATCTTTCAGCATCTTGTTATATAAGTCCATTGAAGAAAGTAAACTACTCATTTTCGAGATGTGGTATTTCCCAGCAAGACCTTCGGCTACAATGTTTTTAGTCATCTTATCTGCGCCTTGTAGTTTTTGAGCTACTTCAGCATAGATATCCATTGCATCTCGCATTTCTCCAGCACCGTTTGTTAAACTAACTCCAACCATATCTAAAGCATTCTTACCCGGTTTAGATAGTAGTCTAGGCATTACATTCTTTAAAAAGTTTCCTGCTTCATTACCACTAACTTTTGTACTTGCTGTTACTGTTCCGATGGCAGCGTTTAGCTCGTTCATATCCAAACCAAATTGTTTTGCAACGGAAGCAGATTTTGACCAACCTTGAGCTAAATTTCCTACCGTGGTAGCGTTATTATTTGACACTTCATTCCAAGCATCAACAACAGTGATAGCGTCTTTTGTTTCCATTTTGTATTGGATAATAGCAGAGGTAAGGAATTGTGCTGCTTGACCAGCTTCCATTTCACCTACGTTAGAAGTGATTAAAGCAGCATCAGCCATTTGTTCCATTTGTTTATCGTTATAACCTTGTTTAGCAAACTCATTATAACTGGCTAATACATCTGTAATTGTTTTTCCTAGTTCTTTAGCGTTTGCAGTAGCGTTAACTAAAACTTGATCAAAGTTAGTAGTAGGACTCATAACTTTTCTTAGATCAGTCATCGCTCCGTCTACTTCAATGATTGTCTGAGTTAATTGTTTCGCAGCATTAATTGCACCAAAGAAAATAGTCGAAATGCCAACCCAACTTGAAAACTTTTTAAAAGCGTCTATTGAAGTATGACCAAGTTCTCTCAATGCAGTAGAACTACTTGAAGCGTCTAACTTTAGTTGTTTTAAAGAGGTTTGTAGTTTGCGGATTTCATTTTGAAGGTTAGGGGTAGTAGCCTTGAGTTCCTTACTCTGAGCAATTAGTGAGCTTAAAGCAGTTTTATCAACTGTACCTCTAAATTGTCTACGAAGTTTTTCAGCATCTAAGGCAAAGTTGCTTTGGAAATTAGAAACTTTGCCACCTAATGCATCTAGTCGATTGCTTTCTTTAGCCTTATTTTGAAGTTTTTGTAATGATTGGCTAATTCTATTAATAGAAGCTTCACTTTTCGCAGAGTTTATGCCTTTTGAAATACCTTGAAAAACTTTGTCAGTAATGGCTCCAGCATTATTTAACTCGTTTAATTTAGCTTTTAACCGTTCAGCATCTTTAGTTAATTTATTGAAGTTTTCCGTAGTTTTACTATTGCCGTTAGTTCGTCCGTTTTTATCAACTTCGTAACTAGTACTCTTATATCTATCACCATAAGTTTCGTTTTTCTTTCCAGTTTTATTATTGGAAATTCTCTTTTGAATCTTATCCTGCTGCTCAAGAGCTTTAATGTTTTGCTGAATAAACTTGCTTTCATTTTGCAAAGCTTTGTTACGATTATCAATTGTTTGAGTGTGAGTTTTTACAACTTCACCATTTGCTTTCAATCTACTCGTATATCGATCAATTGTTCCATCAGCATTTTTAATAATCTTTTCACTTTGTTGGACGGTCTGATTGAGCTTATCATATGACCTTTTGTAGTCTTCAACAGCTTTAGAGAATTTTTGCATGGTTTTAATAGCTTTATCGTTAATATCAATCTTAATTTTTAATTTATTTACCTTTTTCTCTAACGCTGCGATTTGATTATTGATTGAAGTTTGAGTGCTGTTGAAGTCCAACTGAGCATTCAAGAGGATTCTTAAGTCTTTACTCAATACAGCCACATCCTTTCTAAAAATGTCCAAATAAAAAAGACACCCTAGAAAGGATGCCTTTAGTGTCTTACTGTTAATCCAAGCGCCATATTCCCTTGACCTTTTTCGTAGGCGTTTTGGGGAATCTGTGCCACTACTTCTATAGTTTTGTTATCGTTATCAATCATATCATTATACACATCTTTATATTCATCTCTGTCAAAGTATACAAACCATCTATCTGAAAAATCACCGTCTACAGGCTTTAATTCAACACAGAAGAATTTCTGTTCGTTTGTAAATTTATAATTGTAGTATTTTGATAGGCTTGCCGTTCCTCTGATGAAGAAGGGTTTTTGTAGATTATTTTCCATATCAAAAGAAGCATTTTTCCACGTAGTTTCTAAAGCCTCGTCATATGAATTCACAAGTGATTCTGGATCATCTAGATAATTATATTCAATATCAGCACTGACTTTATTATTTTCAGGCTTTGAAACTTCTTCTTCTTTATTAGAACAAGCGAATAACGCTACGCTTAATATTAAAGAAGATATGATTAATAAGAATCTCCTCATAATAAAACACTTCCTCGTTATAGGTTTTTATTGTAAATTATACCATAGGAGGAAGCGAAAGGTGAATTAATTATTTTTATACACATGTAAAATCCCCTGAGTAGGGGAGGTTAAATCTGCATAAAAGTACAGTTTGATTTAAAAAGCATCATCGATATCATCGTCACCTTCACGGATAACATAAAGCTCTGTTGTTTCGGATGATTCATGTCCTAAAAGTTTTTGCGCGCTTTTTATGTCCTTATTTCCAAAAATTACTAAATGTGTAGCCCGACTCGATCTCAGTTGGTGAGGATGCACACGTCTTCCAACAATGTCACTAAATATTTCTTGACACCAGTAGTTAAGAGAAGAGGTTGACAATTGATTTACATCGCCTTTTTTAGTCTTCTTAACAAAGACATATTCAAATTCGTCTTCTCCACGAACTTCAAGCCATTTTTTAATAGCGTTCATTGCCTTATCGTCAAAATTCAGCTTTCGGACTTTCCCTTCACGTCCACGTCCCTTACATCTAATATTGTGCGTTATGTAGTATGCTTTATCATTCCCATCCTTATCCTTAACGTAATTATAAGTAATTACTTCTTTAAGTAATTGGACGGATTCACTTCTGCGACAACCTGTACTATAACTAAACCACACATAAGCAAGCATTTGCCATTCTTCACGTTCTTCTAGAGTTTTCACCAATAAATCAAACTCTTCAGGAGATAGGGGCTTCTTCTCATTTTTCAATGTTTTAGGTGGGTTAGGAATTTTCTTATTGTAGATGTTTCTGAAAAGAGGGAAGTCTTCAGCATAATAAAGCTCGATATATCCACACAAACTAGAGACTGCTGATCGTTTGAATTTAATCGCACTAGAAGATAAATCTCTCCCGATTAAGAAGTTTTGATAACGTAAAGCATCACGAGGTTTTAAGTCTGTAATAGGCTTATTCATACAATTCTCTTTTACCCATCTAAAGAAAATCTTCAGACCAGATTGATATTGACGCAGAGTGTGAGGGGATAGATGACCTTGCTCTAAAAATTCAGCAACAATCTGCCTATTAAAATCATTAACTTCTTGCCATTCTTTTTCTGTAACTTCAGGTAATTTATCACTCATAACATTCTCACCGCCTTTTCATTAATTTAACTAATGTACAATCCTTCAGCTTTCAATCCACTCACAAGTGCCTTCTCAAATGATCCTTTACTCATTTCAAGGTAAGTGTTCTCATGGAAAGGGCGTGGATATGGTTGCATTTGAGCGATCCTAGAACGCTGCCAATCATAGCCGACACCATACTCAATGATATATCCAATATCTCTAAGTCCATCATGACGAGTACTTCTAACGCTTAATGTATTATCATCAATCATAATAGTGTCAATATTAATATCCTGTAATAGACCACCTGTGCGTTCATAACCTTCCTCCGAAGGCTGATACTGCTCATAGACATCGGTAACAATGTGTTCTTTTAAAGTTTGCCTTGCTACTTTGCTTACACTAGTAGACATAACGTTTTTAATTTTTTTATTTAACTCTTTCTTCAAATCCTCAAAACTAGTGATATCTGTCATTTATTACTCATCCTTAAATAAAATGTCTCGATTCTCTAAAGGTAGTTCATCAATCTCCAGTTTTGTTTTTACTAAATCATTTTGAAGCTTAGACAACGCAGCTAATTTATCCTGTAATGCTTCATACACGTCATTTAATGATTCAGATGGAAAAGCCATCATCAATTCTTTATATAGACGGTTATTCATCAACTGTTTGAATTCAGCAAGGATAGACTTTGCCTTTTTTGCATTACTAAATTTAACATCTGTGAATTCTTTAATAATGAAACAGTGGATAATATCAATTGCCTCATTATCTTTAATTGTTACTTTTTCTTCCTGCGCCTTGGCTGCAAATTCAGAATAAGAGGCTACTAAATTTTCGACTTTAAAAGGGGAGAAGTAGGGGGTCATGTTGATTGCGAAGTCGTTCCCATTTACTTTTACATCAAATGAAATTCGTTCCTTATAAATTTCATTCTCTTTCTTTACTTCAGTTAGTGATAATTGGTTAATCATGCTATTTATCCTCCTTGTTATCCTTAGAAATTAGAAGGGGATAGCATAAGTATCCCCAATCATTTTGTTAATTTAATTATTATTCAGCGTCTTCGATAGGAATCTGCATCATACGACCAAGTTTCTTACTGTAACGTGGCTTCATAACTCGGAATGCACGTTCTTGTGCAACAGCTTCACGAGCAGTACCAAGGTTCATTGTAAAGTTAGCAGTAGGTTTTACACGGTCATATTGGAATTGAATCTTTTGTAGAGGTTGCTCATCGAAGTCAAACTCAGTTGTTTCTAAGATGATTTTTACATCTTTAGGGAATTTGTCAGAAGTGATTTCAGTGATTTTAGTTCCAGCAGGAGTATTGTATTTGTATGTAACAACTTTTACAATCTCGCCCGGATCAACAACTACATCACTGATGACTACTTTCTTGTCAGTTACAGTAAATCCAGCAACAGGAGTTCCGTCTTCTAATTCGATTTTTAACGTGCCATCGATAGGTGTGTTAGGAAGTGCAATCTCAACTGTATCAGGAGCCGTTCCAGCAGTAGCTTCAAAATAATCTGGCATAGCATAAGCAATACCACTAGCTGTAACAATGTCTTCACCCATATGCAAAGCTAAAACTTCGAAGTCCCAGTTAGGGTCATTAGCAGTAATGTTAAACTCTTTACTACCGTGTAAAATACCTAATAATCCGTTGGCGTCTCCACCACGAACATCATTTGATTCTGTTTCTAGTTGTAAATTTGATTCTTGTAATGTATCTGTAGCGTATACATTGTTCTTGCTGTCGATGATTAACATCTTAAATACGTTTGGAATAAATCCCATGTGTTTTCCTCCTTAATAGGTTTTAAATATATAAAAAGGAGACTCCTCAAATTGAGAAATCTCCTAATTAACACTTTCTTTTAGAGTTTTTAAATCAATGCCTTTGTCAAATTCTTCTGAAGGGTCACGATATAGATTTATTGACTCAGCAAAATGTATCATCTTCATAGATGAAGGATCAGCATAAGGATTTGCAAGCATCATTGATTGCGAAGTAAATTCAAAGAATTTGTTTATTCGTTGAAATATTGCTTCTAACTCATAATAAGTGTAATCTAGATAATCTTTTGGGCGCTTTCCTTCCCAAGCTGCAACAGTGGTTAATTTAGCTTCAAAGGTAATTTCTACACCTTTTCCAGACTGAGTTTTTAGCCACGCCTCATATGATTCTTCTATATATTTATTTTTAAATACTCTTGGCTCAATCAATAAGTTTTGATTTAAAATAATGCGTCTAATCTCATCGAAATTTTCTTGGTCAATAATCTTAAATTCTTCACCATCAGTGATGGCAAATCCTAATCTTCCTGTTTCTTCGTTAACAAAAATATCAAACATATCATGTTCAATATGCAATGCCATTTTTAACGTCTGCTTCAAAGCATGGATAATCATGATTTCATTTTGAGTAAATAATATTTCTAAATGCTTCATCTCCGTTGGCTTACCTTTGGTGAAATGTTCTTTTTTTAACTGCAAGATAGTACAGTACTCTGAAAATTCTTCCCACTCACTTACTTTTATTGGATGGATTTCTCCAATTCCTTCTACATACTGAGACTTACCAAATATGTTTGTTAATTTACTCATTTTGTAGAGGTTCCAAATCTATAATATAGTCTATAGCCAACATAACCAGAAGGAGGGGTTGTAATAGTCTGACCTGCTAAAAATGTAGTTTTTGATATACCTGTTCTGTTTTTGTTAACCACTAATTTATTTAAATGGTCACAAATAGTTGAAAGTCTGAAGTCAATGTTGTCATACGTATCTATATGTGCATAAACATCAAAAATAATATCTTGACCAGCATAGAAATAGTTTTCTTTTCCTACAGTTCGGTTGCCCGGATACATGCAGACTCGACAGATTGCCTCTTTTTCAAGATCATCAACCTTGTTTGACTTCTTAATAACTTTCTCAATCTTATCCCAATCATCACCAATATTTACTTTTAACAAAGGATCATCATCTTCATTTGTGGGAACGTGAATTAGCAACTTCTTTAAAGATTCATCTTGTGTTAACACATTGTAAAATTTAATTCGATACTCAGTCATTCTCATTTTCTACACCACTCTATTTCCTGTTATCCGTCTTAACCCAACTCCATTAATAGATTCAGTATCATCAACATCTATAATTTTATATTTAGTATCATAGATAACCAATTCTTTATCTATATCCAACTGCTCATGTTCTACATAGGGAATTGTTATAAGAATTGTTCCTTCAGGCATATTTATAGCTTCATCGGTATTACTTTTAGTAATTGTTTTTTCAGCAATGCATGGAATTTTGAGAGGAGGGGATTCAATTGTTTCATAGATCGGCTTTCCAGTTTTAGAACCTACACCTACTTGCACTTGCTTAGTTTCACCTTTTAAGTCAATAGAACTATTACAAATCTGCATTTCTGCCTTATCGTAAACACTATTATTCTCAGGTCTAGACATTACAAGCCATTTGCCACTATCCCATTCAATAACAGAACCTTTTTTGAAAAGCTTTTCATGAGTTAAAATATAGTACATTGAGCCATTCTTGTTTACATACTTGTTGTATATAACAGCTTTGAAAGGGGAGCCGTCAATGCTTATGTCATATGAATTGTATCCTTCTTGAAGAGTTAACTCAAAAAGCTCATAGCCATCACGTTTAATTTTTTCATTCAATCCTGCATTTTCATAATAAGTACTATAATCTTTCATCTTTATCACCTATTATAAGGTTAGAAGGCAGCCTAGATATCTCTGCGCTAACTGTTAAGATTATATCTCTAATTTCAACAAGTTCACTGTCTGAGATTAGAGGTTTATCGAGATACTTTTCTAACTTATACAAAACAGAATTGTTTTTCTTGCTCATTCTAGTGCAGAAAATTTGTAGCTCATTTTGCGTGAAGACTGCATTACTTTCACTCATAAGTAGTCCTCCTCTGTGTTCACAATAAGGCGACCAATGAATTCTTTTTGATTCTCCACTCGTCTTTCTAATACATTCAATTGAGCATTAAAATTCTTTATTCCAATATCCTTTTGAAAAGGCTGAAATAATGTTGAGAAGTGGATAAGTTCATTTTCCAAAATGTTTAATTTAATGATATGAGCTAAAATTAAAAGGTGATCATTTGATAGTTCTTCACTTAATCGTTCTTCACCATCTACACATCCAACGTTTAATCGAAGCTTGTTATTAAAGTAAAGAACGGCATTATAGATGCAATCATAGATTTTTTCATTTGTCTGAGGCAAGTCTTTTGCAGACATCTTACAGTTAGTGAGAAATACTGTCCATAATTGGTCATAAGAGGTCATTTTTAATCACCTCTTAGTCTTCATCTGCAAATAAAATGTCTTGTTTAACACCAAACCACTCAGCTAAGAATTTCTGTTTAGATGTGCTATCAAGTTGGATTTCTTTTGCTACATCAATGAAAAATTTCTTTTCGCTTTTATTTGTTACTTTACCTAGTTCAGACTTCATTTTCATGAAATTACCTTCAAGGATTTTTACTACTTGTTCTTTAGAATGTGTATTATTTTTATACTCTTCAACCTCATCGATATTTTCAACTACTTCTTTTGCTTCTTTTGTATCTTCAATGATAGCTAATTCTCCTAAACGAAAACATGCGCTATTCATCATTAAATAGTCGATTACTTCTTGTGGTAAGGGTTTAATATCTGTTTTATTTCCTTTACTCCCTGACCATGAGTATGTCTTATGCCCACCGTTAAAAGGGAAGTTTACAATGTAAGGTGCTGTACGGTAACGTGCTACTTTAATAGTTTGTTCCATTAAATATTCCTCCTGATAATCCTTTTTTTGTTATTTACACAATTAGAAAAGGGCAGGGATGAACCCTACCCAATTAATAATTAAAGAGATAAAGAATTATCTCGAACTACACCAATGCTTTGACCGAAGATTAATTGAATATCAGCATCTTGAGAAATTTTCAATTTCACACGCTCGTCTTCAATATCTTGTTCAGTTAATTGACGCATACCACCGAACTCAGTTACGATGAATGGTTTTTGAGTAGCTGAACCTGCAAACATATAACCTTCGTTTACTGGAAGTTCAACTTTACTGTTTTCGTCATCGATGAATGGGTTAACTAAGTTAACTGCATCAGTACGAGCGATACGAGTAGGGTTTAATTCAGTAGCTAATTCTTCTTTTAAACGATCTGAAAGAAGCTTGCTGTATGTAGTGTCTGTAGCTTGTTGCATTGCGAAGTGATCAATTAAAATCGAGTCACCAACGAATACAGGACGACCACCATAACGAGCGATAACAGAACCTAATTTGTTATAGTTTGCTAATGTTAAGTTGTCACCGATTAATTGGTTAGGAGTAGGAACATCGCCAGAAGATACAGCAGCATCAGTAAGTTTGCGGATTTGTTCTAAGTATAGACGCACTTTAGCATTAGCTAAGTCATCTACAAGTTTACGGAAGTTTTCTTCCGGCTCAGTTACCATGCCAAATGGCTCGTAGTAGAAACCAGTAGAGAATGTCTTAGGAACAGCAACTTCGAACTTTTTACCTTCTACACGAACTAAGTCTACGCCTGAACCGTTAGCAGACCAGCGTACACGAGCCTTAGATTTTTGTGGAATTTCATATTTAACTACTTGGTCACGAGATGCAGTTTTAGTAGTTGCTAAAAGGCTAAGTAAGTCAGCTACCATTGGTTTAGCTACTTCATCAGCTTGTTGAACTACTAAGTTGTTAAATTGATGTAAAAGAGAAGGGTCTGGATTTAATGAACCGTCTCCGAAAACACGTTTTGCATATTCTTTAATATCAACAGCGTCAGTTTCTTTCATTTGATTCTTATAAACACGAGAAAATAAACCTTTAATTTTTTGATTGTCTAGCGTCATGATTAGTAAATCCTCCTTGGATAAATAGTTAATATTTTATTAATTTAATTATTAAGCTTCTGCAACTTCTAAACGAACACACTCTTTACCATTTGTGTATTCTAAATCATCTTCGTTAGAAACAACTACAAATTTAGTTTTAGCTGTAGCATAGTCAGCATGTGCAGAGCCAGCAGCAGAGATAATGTAAGTTTTAGTAGCTGGATCAAAATGAGCAACTTGACCGTTTTTGATTTCAGTTACACCAGTGTTAAGTGTGAAAGCAGATGTATCGAAACGAGTGTATCCTTCTTCGAATACTACGATACGAGTAGCTTCTCCAACTTCATTATAGAAGTCTACTAATTCTTCACCCATAAAACGAGCTTCAGGAGAAGCAATTAGATATGATTTTTTAGTAACATCTGAAAGCACTTTGCAAGTACGTTCACCTTCAGCATTAAATCCAAGCTCGACGCTTAAAAAGTTATCTACTGGAGCACCTTCTACGATTGCACCATGCGCTACAGTTTTTACCTTTAAATTATTTAAGTTGCCCACGTGATGATTTCCACGCTCTTTAAGCACTTTAAGTTGACGTGTACCCATTATTAAATTCCTCCTAATATAAGTTATAATTTATTAATTTTATTAAATTGAATATCTGCTTTCAAAGTCTGAGCTTTCAGGGATTAAGTTTTCACGCCTACTTGCCATTTCTCTGACAACAGGATTTTCTGGTTTTACCTCTGTTACTACTTGAACCATGTCAACTAGCATAGAGTTTAATTGAAGGACTGCTTCTTTACCTTCTTCAGTTTCATATACAGCCTTCTTAACTAAATCTTGAACTTCATCAGTTTTATACTTTTCTTCTCCGCCTAACATAGAGAATTTAGCTGAATAGAATTCTTGTTTTTCGCTTAAAGACTTTTCAAACTCAGCAGCTTCAAATTTTGCTTTAAATGGCTCTAAAGCTTTAACAGTTTCATTAAGTTCAATTAATGTCTCTGAAGCAGAGTTGAATTGTTTTTCAATTTTATCTTTCTCATTTGTAAGAGTTGCTAAAGTAGTATCTTTTTCAGAAACTTGAGTTTGTAAATCTGTGATAGTTTGATCTTTTTCGTTTAACTGCGTTTGAACCTCTTCAGGAACAACTTCTTCCCAGTTACGCTTTAAGAAAACTTCTGCTTTAGAATCAAAGTCAACAGTTACTCCCTTATCATCTTTTGTATAGTTAAATTTAAAGAATTTATCAAATGTGTCTCCCTCAACATAACTATCAATATTAACGATAAAATAAGTATCATAGACTTCAGCAATCCATGAATATTGCTGTTCAGCAAGAGTAGGGTCTAATTGACCGTAAATTAATGTGCGAACATCCCCATGAGATAATTCAAACACCTTTTTAAACTTATCCATTTTTTCACCTTCCTCGATATTTTCTTGACTCATTGCCTGAGCAACAAGTTTAGTTAATTTTGAAACATCATAAGCAGGATATACCTTTTTATGATTACCTCTATTTGAACTGTTTAATAAACAATGTCCTTCATAGACGTAGCTTAAGATTTCAGTAATTCCATCTTCAACTTTATAACTGTCATAAAGGATTTCCATACTAGATACAACTGGAATACCTTCATCAATCCATTCTTTAAGCAACCCAATTACATTAGGAAATCTTGAAGCCCATAACACACCTTTACCAGCGACAACTTCTACATCTTCACCCTTTTCATCTTTGATAGTGGTGATATAAGCGTCCTCTGTGAATACACCAATTGGCACAGTATCCATAGTAATTATTGGTTCACCGGTAGCTCTATCTTGTTTTGAGAAATTAACTTCATGAGAGCCAAGTGCATCATCATCTTCATCAGGTGAGCTTTTTTCGTGATATAGAGCCACAATAGGCATATCCTTTAATGTGGGCAAAGTTTTCTCTGCTGTTTCTTTAGCGATAAACGCATAGTTACCAGACACAGAAAAGTCGTGCAAAATAAACTCGACTTCCTTTTTAGTCGGGTTATCTGTATCAATAATTGAGTTTAACTGAATCTCAAATAAATGACGTTTCTTCTCCAAAAAATATCACCTCCTTAAAAGGGAAAAGTATTAATTTAACTAGTAGGGGTATTATTAGCATCATTTTCTTTGGTTTTAATCGTATCCTCATTTGTAGGAGATTCTTCAGTTGGGCGACCAGCTTCTTCACCGGTACTTGTATAAGCAGAAGAATAAGGTTTAATTTTCTCAGGCAATTTAAGAACTTCTTGCTCATAAATACTTTGCTCAACGTATTCAGTAAAGTTAACGTTGAATAAGCAATCAATAACTGCTTTAAGAGAAAATCCTTCTTGACTGTGTAATTTCATCAGGATGTCTATCTTCTCTTTGTTTGTTAAAGGAGATTCCTTATCATATTCCATATAGAAATTATCAGCTTGAGTAGAAGGGAGGACGATATTGAACAGCTTTCCATAAACTTCGGTTTCTATATCTTCTAATAGCACACCTAGTCTACGGTAGAAAGCATCTACATTAAGTTTTGCACTAGCAAAGTTAGCTCCATCGCCATTCATTAAAGTTTGTGATAGTCCTAGACTAGAAGTTAAGTCTTGGTTGATTGATTCAAATTTCTTAGGGTCTAAACTATCTCCACTTTTGATGTCTGGGAAGGTGATATTTGCAAAATCAGGAATAGATACGACAGTTATTCCATCTTTACTACTTTTTTCCAATGCACTCTTAACACCGCTATGAACCTTTTTCTTTACACCTTTAGGAAGTTGTAAGTTTGTGTTTTCTTTAATTTTTGAAGCGTCACCAATTGTAAGAACAGCTACAGCATTAATGATTTTGTTTGCTACAGCTTTCTCTAAGTCTTTCAATTTCTTCTTATGTAGGATATTGAATAAACCTTGAGTAGCCCAACCTACACCTCTGTTTTGATTTCGCTTAAGCGCATGGGTTCTAATTACACATGCTCTATCTTTAGGCAGGTCTACGTATCTGTATTTTGTTTGATTGGATTTGTAATTCTTATAATCTTTATCAGTAACATACGGAGATAAATTGCTCAACATCATGTCACGCTTTTCTTTAGACATTGAATCAATCCAACCCATGTCTAAGGTCACAATCCACTGTCCATTTTCCATATGAGAAGGAAACACATAATCTAAATCATCAAATATATAGAAATAAGGATTCGTTTTTTCGCCTAGCCAAATACCACAAAGAGTTCCTGCTGTAATGGTTTGTGTGATAATGTCCCGTGTTAAATTCTTATGTCTGATTTTATGGAGGGTTTTATTGAGTGAAGAAGCGTGTTTTTCGTATGTCTTATTTTTATCAAAAGCTTCAATCTTATAATTCAAAGTCGGAAGAGTACGTGCTAGATCAAATAACTGAAATATCTCTCCATTACTTATATAGTAGTATTCAGAAATTTTTTCAATTTCCTTTTGATACTGATCAGGATTACCAAACCACTTTTTCAGAGTGTCAGTTTGGACTTCATTAACAATTCCATCAGAAAAAAGCTTAGAAATAAAGCCATCTGTATAAGTAGATATGTAATCTTGATAATCAAAGGTTTCTCGCTTAATCTCAGTGTTATTTTTGCTCATCAATTCACCTCCAATTTATTAATTTCATTTTAATAGTAAACTAACTCGTCATCATCATCATATTCATCAACTTTTAACAAATTTGCTTCTAAAGTTTTTGCTAAGTAGTTGGCATATGCGAGACTACTGTATCTGTCTTTTCGTTTACCTGACTTCTCTTTGATTTTAATAAAACCACCAACAATTTCACGCTCTAAGTTAACTAATTCATTAGCTAAAGATGTTGTTTGTAGGTAGGGCATTACTGCTAAAGCTCTATCTTCAGGACTTTTATTTTGATAGTCTTTCTTCTCGCTCAACATTTCTTTTGCATCCATTTCAGAAATCAGAAGTTCTATATTTGAGTTTTGCAAGTTCACACGGAGAGAAGAAGCTATTTCATGATTCAGTCTACTGCCTGCTTTAATACTAAACACAACAGGAAGAGGGTTGATAGACTTAGCTCTCGATTTCATTTCTTCATCATTATAGGAACACCAAGCCTCATATTCAACGTCACGCTGTTCATCATACATAACTTTAACTAGTTGATCATAGATGGATATACCGTTACCATGACAGTCAAGTGCTACATAACTAGCTTGAAAATCTTCAAACAATTGCTTCAATCTAATTGCTTGATTATCAGTGTGTTGACCTTCCATTGTTTCAATATAAGAAACTTTACGAATATACTTGTCACCATGAGGAATTAAACGAACACAAGTAAATACTGTGGCATCATTCTTATCTCCGCCCATTAAAGCTACGTCACAACCGATAACACGTACTTCTCCTTCACGCAATTTCTCTTTTCGTTTGTTTTTTAATATTTGATAGTCTGCACTAGGAATAGGAGAAAAGGTATTCTTTAATTTTCTGTTCTTCGTAATATCTTCTAGCTTAAATAAAGCATCTGCATTTTGACCATACATTAAGTTTTCATATTCCATCAAAACGTGTAATTCCTATGTTATCCATAGGCACAGACTATATCATCATCTCAATTTGAGATGCTTTGCGCTTCGAACAGTAGTTCATCTTCTGCTCTACTCCCATTTGGGATAGTCGTTACACCTTCTTGTTTATATATCCATTTGTAGCCATATACATAATTTATTTTCCCTTTACATGCTTTAGAGATATTTTGATGTCCAGCTTTCTCATAACTAGTGTTTTCTCTTATCCATTTAGCAGCACTTCTAACACTTTCGAATTCTTTGATGTGCTTGCCAACGTCTTCGATATCACACATAATTATATTTTTTTTACGAGCTTCAATTGCAAGAGATACATTTTTCATGCGCTCTTCTTTAGTAAGTGTCATCCAATACTCCTTATATTTTGTACTGTTTTTCGGAACCCCTTTAAGTTTTTCGCTTAAATGCCTTCTCTTTTCGGGATCACTCATACGCTCTTTGTGAATTTTGGACAGTTTGGCTTTATGCTCATCATCGTAAGCAATTCCTTTTTTAGCTTTACTTATCTTTTCTCTAGTCGATTCAGAAACAACTCGCCCAAACGAACCTTCTCCTCCATCGGTCATATTATAACCATTAGGGGCTTTGGTATTTAACTTAATTATCCAAAATTTTTCATGTTCCGCAATACAGTCAATAGGTATTTCTGTCTCTAAAACTTCAAACTTAAAATTCTCTAAATCATATTTTCTCATAGCTCTGTAAAGGTACTTATCTTGTATTCTTTGATAATCAGCTCTATGTCGATACCATCTTTCTTCTATATTGATAGATTGACCTATGTACTTCTTATCATTAATTTTATTAGTTATTAGGTATATATTGGATGTCATAGCCATAATGACATTCTCCTTTCGATATATAAATTAAGCTTGGCACGGGATTGCCACCACCATTAAGTGCTGAGGTTTCCCCGTTAGCAGTCATAAGTATGACCACACCCCTGAACAATAGGGTTCACAAAGTTTATTTACAGCGTCACCACTGTAAAGCACTTTTTTACAAATGCAATTTCATCAAAATCTGAGCTTTGTTTCTCACGGTCAATACGCTTCTTACTAAGTAAGCCATGATGAATAGAGGTTAAGTAATCTAGAGAAAATATTACTGATTCTTTCCCTTTGAGCATTGCATCTCGTGTCGCTTGCATAGACTTCCACATCCAATGGGAGGTGTAAAAAGCAGAGCTAATATAAATCTCAATGTTTTCCTCAGTTAAATGTTTATATTCTTCTTTTTTTAAATATGGCGGTTGTCTATATACATTCAAAAACGGTTTTAAAACTGTTTTAAGAATGTTTTCGTCAATCATACGGAACTCTTCTAGAATTAGAACGTTACAACGATACCCACGACTACCTTCAGTTGAAGTTACAGCTTCGATGGTTGAGCCATTCCAAAATACAACTTTCGCTTCATTCGAACTAGATTTTATTTGTTTTATTTCTCTAGCTAGGTTAGGATATTGCATTAGTTCTTTCTCAATTTTTTCTGTGATAATCAATTTCGCTTGTGATTTTTGTCCAGATGCTATTACAATCTTTGTATTAGGATACAGCACACAACGAGCACAACAAAATATACTGATTATGAATGATTTTGATAGACCACGAGCAGCAACTAGCATGAAAAAAGTGTTTAAATTCATAAAATATAAAAGTATCTTTTGGAAGAAAAATAGTTCGATCCCAAAATAATGCTCTATGAACCTATGAGTGTTAAGTCGATAGAACGATGTCCACTTTTTTACTTGAGTACGCATCTTATCATCACGACTCATATTGTCTTTTGTTTTAGTTACGTTTTGAACCTTGTTTAAGTGGTTCTGTCCCTTTGAGTTTTTGTTTCTGTCTACTTGGTAATTAGAGTGTCCAGCCATTAATCTTCCACATCAAAGTCTTTTGAAATATTAAATATGTTTTTAAATGGACGGACGAACCATTTGTCAATGTATTTCTTGAATCCATCCACATCTTCATAAACAGGTTTTTTCTCAAAGTACTCACAAGGTTCATTCAATTCAACTTCTTTTATCCATAATCCATATGCAGATAATCCTTTATCGTCATTTGCTCCAGTCGATTGAATAGGCTTAATATTACCGTCATTATGTAACTTGGACGATAATTCCATAAGCTCTTTAAACGTTTTAACTTGACCTCCGTCTAGTTCCTTCTCGGCTTGCAAATGGATTTTAGCAATATTACGGTAAAGATTCCGTTGCACAGGAGTGTCTGTAGAATAGTTGTTTTTATATTCAAAATAAAAATTTTCCAAGTATTCTATATCCATATCAGATAAATTATTACCCCATACTCGTTTCATTTCATTTGTTACTTTAAAGTCAGTGGGTTGCTGAGGCTCATCTTCAAGCTGTTCTGAGTCTTTAAATCCTAAATTTATAAATTCACTGTCATCATAAGTTTTATCTTTATTACTTCCTACTTTCAGAGAAGAAAGATAGGTTCCAAGTGTTTCTTTCTCATGTTCTACAGCTCTCGTCCACAAATCTTCTATATAAGGTTTATCGATTTGTCTAAGTACATTTTTAACAGAGTTGATATTGTTTTCATCTAAAGTTTCTTTAAGGCAATCTTTACAGTATGGAACCAATCCATTACTATGCCATCGAGAAGTGCTTTGATAAAAGGCACGTTTTCTTGAACGTGGAGTCTCGCATTTGACACATAATTTTTGATCGTCTTTTATTGTAATAGACATTAAAAATCCTCCTTTCGGGATTACTTCAATTTAATTCTTTAGAAAAGATTCATGCATCTAGAGGAGGGGAGGTTAGATGCATGAATGTTTGTAAAAAATTAAAGAGGGGGTATTTTGATATAAGGTATTTATCTCATTACACAATATCGAAGTACGTCTTTTTCAAATTGCGCGTCTCCTGTTAAGTTCCAATATTCATGAAATCTTCTGCCACGGAGCTGGCTGCTTTTTGTTAGAATCGTATAAATTGAAGTCTTAGTTTGTATTTCTTTTTGAGTGTTAGTATTTATTCCTTTCGTAACATCTTTTAAGCTTGTAGAAAGGTGTCTATACATTTCATTTGATTGAGCCTCGACAGAGCAGATAATCCCAATTTTAAATTTACTCTCTGACTTAACCTCTTCTTGAGTAGGTTTTAACTTTAAGTTAGACTTAATCATCTCAATCATTTTTAGAATTTCAGCTCTGTTCTTTACATGTTCGGCTGGAGTTCTCATAAAGTCATATTGTAAATTAAATAGAGTTTTTAAGCTGAATTCGTCAATCTGATCGATTTCATATTTTTTATTGAATTTTTCTCCTTCTGTAGAAACATATTCTTTTCTTGACAGTTCCATTTTACACACGCTCGCTCTCGTTATAATATCGATATAAAATAGTCATTTTACATATATGTATTAATTTAATTATTAAAGTTCGTTCTTTTCAGCAACAATACGCTGATTCTTAGCAATCTCAATGTTCATTTCTTTATTGACTTTAGCAGCCTTGAGGTTGTGTTCAATTGTCGCTTGATTTAATAAGTAGTCCAAAACAAAACCTTCAGACACACCAGCATTCAGCAATGCCGTAATAGCCCCAACTAAGTGAGAAGTTTCCTTAATGCCACGTTGAAACTCCTCGACATCATAGTCTTTCATATCAATTTCAATAGGTGGTAATTGGTCAGGAGTTCCCATTAGTTCCTGTAGTTGCTCAGGGTCAAGTTCTACTACTTGTTCTTGTTTTTCTTCTGCCATAGTACTACCTCCTAAATAATTTCATCAATTACATTTAGTTTTTTAGCTTCTTCACTCCACATGAACCAATCATATTTTCGAGTCTTAATATCTTCAAGTTGTTCATTAGTAATAGCTGTATACTCAATAATTAATTTCTTAAGTCGATTCCATAAATTAGTTGTTTCCTCAAGAGATTCTTCCATGTCCTGTAGTGTTCCCCAAGTTCCAGAGTTAGGTTGATGACACATAAGACGAGAGTGTTCCAAAGCACGTCTATGACTAGCACAAATAAGGATCATGAAACCCATACTCATTGCCACAGAGTTAACTGTTGCAATAATTCTATAACCATTCTTTTGCATAGAAATCATCTTCGAAATTAAAGCTAAACCGTGATAAATAATTCCACCATAGCTATCCACAACTATCTCTATATCAGGTTTATTACCGTCTTTTTTATCAAGCTCTACCAATCTATCTAGGAGATAACAGGCTTTAAACATTGATTCTCTATCAACTTCATCGCTAATAAAGATACGTCTGTCTCTTAGAGCTGAGTTCAATTTCATTTCTTCTTGAATTCTATCAGGATATATGTAGCTCATTTCAGCCATAGATAGACCTCCCATTATTATAGAGACAATTTATTAATTTATGTATTTAATAAAATATTATATGTACATAAACGCTTATCTTCTTTAGTGAAGATAATAAGTTTTTGAGCTGCTTTACTAGTGGCACGAATATCTTTTGCGTACTCATCTACACCGGAAAAGCTACTGTTAATAATAACTTCCACATCATGAACTTCTTTTTCTTCATGGTGATGATAATGTCCCATAACGATGTACTGAGCGAATTTCTTAGTCATCATAATTAAGTTTTGAGCAATAGTATTGATACGATCTTTATGTCCATGTACGCCAAAGACAGTATTTCCTGCTATTTCAGCAACAATAATTTCGTCATCATACTCATTAACCATAAATTCAATATTTTCTACGTTAACAAGACGAGTCTTAAGATACCAAGGGATCAAATCATTGAAGCTTTCTTTTGCAATTTCATCCTTTTTATTTGGCGTAACCCGATCATGGTTCCCACGACAGTTGTAGATTTTCACTTCATCAAACTCGTTTGCTAGAGTAGTAATTACTTCTGCAAGAATTTCAGAAACGCTCATAGTTTGAGAAACAGCATCTTCAGTATTAACAATTCTAGTTACTTGATGAATCAAGCCGTTAATCAAATCGCCAATCATGAATAAGTGTAATTTCTTAACTCTATGAGTCTTACCATGTTCGATTGTTTTAGAGATTAATTTATTCATTCTGTTCTTAAACTCTTCATTGTCAAACTTATTCCAATAGTTGTTAGCGAATAAGCCGAAATGTAAATCTGAAAGAATTAACAATCCTTCACTACCATCAGTAGAAGGGGAGATGCTACGTTTTAACCATTGCATAGGTTTAGCTTTAGTAATCTTATGTAGTTCTTTAATCATTTCATCACGTACATGTTCAATACGTGCTTGCTCTCTAATTAACTTTAGATATTCTCTACGTTGGTCTTGTTTACGAATCTTTTCTTTTTCAGACTCGATACGAATTTCTTCATGCTTCTTAACAATTTCCTCATCTAGATTCTTATTAACTAGATAATCTCGCCATTTACAGAATTGAGCGTAATCTTTTCGCCATTTACTTTCATCATAACTGCTACCGTATTCTTTATTTAGAATTTCTGCAATCTTATGAGAGTCAATTTGATATTCATCTTTATTTTCAAATAAACGGATATGAAAATCACGAAAACTTTCTGAGTCATGTTTCAATAAGTGATTTAATTCAGTCATATTTAAATAATCCCTTCTGTTTCTTTAGGCACAAGGGACTTTTCAATCTTGATATTGAAGTTAATTCTATCCTCTGAACTCTCAATTTCCTTCAAAAAGTCTGAAAGAACGTGAATAGAAGGATTTCCGTCTTTATCATATTCAATAATTTCATTATCTTCCAAGCTAATAGTACAATTCTTAAAAGTGTACTCTTTCTTTCCAGTAGCCATTTAAAACTCCTCCTTGTAATCCTTATAAAATTAAATAACCGTACTTCACGAACACATTTAAGTAGGTGAAATACGGTTTGGAATAGTTATCTTTATTTGCTGTTTCGTGTTGACAACAAGATTAAATCCGCAGGATAGACATCACTATTCTACGGACATTGAGCAACGTAGTCGTTAACTCATTTACAAAGTATTTTCTTCCTGTTCGATCCTAATCAATTAGAATGAGCCGTGTAAATAGAACAAAGGAGGGACTATCATCAGGAATTTATTCTACTAAGTGTCACTTTGTCTACTTATGTATTGTGAGAGTAGAACGTTTAGGCGACATAGTTTTTGCCATGTCATAATAATAGAAGAGAGCACAATGTTTAGTTGCACTCTCTAGGTAAGCTTATGTATTAAAGAATATCGGCTGCCAACTGAGCAAATTCAGATCGTTCGCCTTTGGTTAAGGTAATATGTCCTGCTTGACTATATTCCTTGAATTTCTCAATTACATATGTAAGTCCGTTTGAATAAGCATCTAAGTAAGGGTGGTCAATTTGGTCTGGATCACCGGTTAACACGATTTTACTCTTAGCTCCAATTCGAGTAAGGATAGTCTTTGCTTCATGCTTGGATAAGTTCTGTGCTTCATCAATAATTAAAAATTGATTAGGAATAGAGCGTCCTCGAATGTAAGTCAAAGCTTCTACTTGAATCATACCTTCATATCCAGCTAAAATTTGTTCTAGTTCCTGTTGATCTTTACAATCAAATAGGAATTCTAGATTATCAAAAATCGGCTGCATCCAAGGTTTTAATTTATCTTCTTTCTCTCCCGGCAAGAATCCAATATCATTTCCAAGAGGAACAATAGGTCTTGCAGCACTTACTTTATTGTAAGTATCGTGATCTTGTGATTGAGAAAGTCCAGCAGCTAAAGCTAATAAAGTTTTACCTGTACCGGCTTTGCCTCGCAATGTCACAAGTGGAATTTTAGGGTCTAATAGCAAATCTAAAGCAATGATCTGTTCAATATTCTTATGAGTTAGTCCGAATACAGGCTTTTCCGTATACGAATACAACTTATGTAAGAAGCCGTGGTTATAACGTGTGATTGCAGATTGCTTCCCATTCTTCAATAGAACATAATGATTCTCACAGAAAGGTTGAGGTGAGGTAGCTTTCTTATCAGCGTAAAATTCATTAATATAAGATGGGTCTACTTCTAATTCTGTGAAGCCTGTATAAGAGTCATCGGAAGCCGTTAACACCTTATCATTCTGATAATCTTCAGCTTTTACTCCTATAACATCAGCTTTTACACGAACTAGGACATCTTTACTTACTAAGATTACTTCTTTATCTTCATTTTTATTTGTAACATCTAAAGCTGTAGCAATAATAATTGTATCGTTTGATTTATCCATGAATTGTTCATAGATAGGAGATTGAGAAGGAGGGAAGACTACAATTAATTTTCCTCCATTATCTAAGTCAACCCCGTCATGCAATTTACCTTTTTCACGTAGTTTATCTAGTTGCTTACTCACTTGTCTTGCGTTTCTACCCACTTCATCCATTAAGCGTTTCTTGGAATCTACCTCTTGAATAACTGTAGAGGGGATTGCAACTGTATTTTTGCCAAAGGAATTAATGGAAAGCGCATCTGCTAACAGAATATTTGTATCTAAAAGGTAAATTTTCTCCATATGAGTACCCCTTATTATTAGGTAGATTTTCTCTGTGATACATCAGATACCACAGAGAATTGATTTATATGTACATTATTATTAATTTAACTTTTAAATAAAATTAACCTTTTACAGTTTCCTTTAGGGCTTTCGCTGCTTTAAATGCTGCTACTGTAGTCGCTGGAATATCAATCTCTTCTCCAGTTTGAGGTGAGCGTCCTTTACGAGCTGCACGATCACGAGTTTCGAATGTACCAAATCCAGTTAATTTTACTGGTTCGCCTTTAGCTAATGATTCTTTGATTGCTTCAAATGTACCGTCAACTGCTACTGCTGCATCCTTTTTGGTTAATCCTGTTAATTCTGCCACCGCATTTACTAATTCTGTTTTGTTCATAATAATTTTCCTCCTTGGAAATCCATTTTTATATTTGTATGTAAGTTATAAAGACAATATGTGGACTCGCACCACATTACGCTATCATTGTCATAAGTAGTGCTGTTAGCTAATCTGCTAGGTGGCAACCAATAGAGTCAATAAACAACCACTCAAAGCCATTACTCCTAGATTTAATCGATATTTATAACTTTAAAGTCTAAACGTTGATAATAAAGAAACTTAAGACTTTAACTTTGATTCCTTGAGATTTAAACCTTGAACTTTTACCATCTTTGTTATGTATCTTAATACATACCCGTATCAGGTTAAGTTTTATATCATCCATCGCTGGGAATAAAGTAAAAGTAGGGGATATTGACCCAATCCCCAAAAGGGCGTTTAGTTTTATCAGTTTTCGATTAACTAACAAGATGTTTACTTATGATTAATCTTCAATAGTAATTCGTGTAATTGTATTAATTTCCGAAAGAACAAAGTCAATCTCATTCTCAAAATCTTCGATTCTATCTGTTAATTCTTTAATTTTATCTTTAATCTTTAGAGGATCAATAAATTTTGCTTCATTTTCCTCTAAGAAAAGCTTAGTTAAATCAGTGTTTTCACCAGCTTTAACTTTACCTTCTTTTCCATATAAAACTTCTAATTGTCTGTCTAGTCGAATCTGCACCTCAGCATTGACTGTATCTACTTGATTAACAAAGTGGGTATAGAGTTTTTTCATTCTTGCTAATAAACTTTTATCATAGTCAATGCTAGTTTTACGTTCAATTGCTTCTGCCACAGTCATTTTTTCACCAGCTACTTCCACATTAGTTGTAGCATTTGAAACAACAATTGCTGACTTAATCTTGTTGCGTCTAGAAATTAAATCATTCGCACTTTGATAGTCTGATTTTGCTTTTTGCTCAATCTCTTCAATATTTTGATAGCCTGTCATTGGTTTCTTGCCAACTACAATTCCACATAAAATTGAATCGCTAATAGTACGGTTAATACGTTTATCAAGCATTTTTAATTCAGCTAAAGCACGAGTAATTGTCATTTCCATCAATAAATCTCCTCCTGAATATCCGTTTAAATTTTATTATCTATTAATTACACTCTTTAAAAGAGCTGTTTTATATAGTTTTCTTCTTCATATAGTACAATTTTACGAAAATACTTGAGAACCTTAGAGTCACAAGGGTTTCAGCGTTTTTCTAAAGTTCTAGTTTTTGTTTCTATGCCACCATTCTCGCTTAGATTCAAGCTTTTTTTCTTTTAAGCAATCTTCACAATATTTGGTTCGATTAGATTTCATTTTGATTATTTTTTTGCACTCTTCACATCTTTTAACTTTATTCTCACCAGTATGTAAATCATAATAATAGCCAATGTCATCATATGTATCAATCTCGAAAGCTACCTGATCCTGAGAAAGAGGATAGATGAACAGTAGTTTTATATAGCCCTTCCCTCTAATCTGCACAATCCCTTCTTTATCTAAATCACCGATGATTTCATGTATTCCTTTAATTTTATTTCTTTTCGATTGCTGAGGTATTTTAGATGATAACTTAAGCTCCTGATAATTTCTTTGGTTGCCACCAAAGTAATAATCTTCATTCACTTTTTTAGAATCTCTTAGTAATTGAACTTCTTTACCTAATTTACTCAAAATGAGCAGCGTAAAGACAACTTTTTTATAATAGTGGGGGACACCTAGATTATCTATATAATTCAATTCACTCTTATAAACCGGAATCGATTTTATGTCAATAATATTGCTATCTTTCTTTTTAGCGTAGTTTAAAGCAGAATTGATACGTCTAAAATAGGACACTTTATTGAAATCAGTAATATGTTTCTTACAAATAGCATATAAAGATTCTTCACGCTCTTTGGGTTTTTGACCTAGGTATTTAAAGTATTTAGCTAAAACCTTTAGTTCTCCACTCAGATGATTACTACTAAATCCTTCATCTATAATTTTTTCTGCTTGATCTTTTTCATTATATTTATACTCGAACATTAACACTCCACCTTTTGTAACTTGTATTTTTTATTTAAATAGTATAAATCGCATACATCATCTTCAGCTTCAACCGGTATAATGTAGTTATTAATTTTACACTTAACGTTTTGATGAATAGTTTTTCCGTATGTATTCCACAGTAAGTCTTTATTATAGCTAGGATTTAGCTTATAAAAGATATACACTAGATAATCAACCAACTCTTTCTCGTTAGAAGCCACTTCTAATGCATCTGACTTAAATTTCTCGTACTGTCCATTTATCTCATTGTACAATTCCTCGTCAAACTTCGATTTATTTCTTTTCATCTCAGAAGCAAGTTGATTGGTAACCTTTCTATATCTATTGTAAATTTGAGTCAATGTAGCAATTTTGGTGTCATCGAAGCTTCTGTCTACATCCCAAAGATAATTCATGTAAATACTGTCATCTGACTCTTCTTTTAGAATATGTTTAATTTTAAAGTTTACGGATTCTACGTATCGACAGATATTGTTCATGACACAATCACTATCGATTACAGGTGAGTACTTTTCGTATAAAGTTAAAAACTCATGCTCCTCTTTAGTTTTTCTTTTAGCAGATCGCAACTCATTTAGCGTTTTACCAAATCTCTGTTGGCATGTAATATCATAACTCTTGAAATGCTTGTTGTATTTATTCCTTGTTCCACCATATAAATATGTAAAAAAGTAGGGGTGTCGGTCAATCATTATTGAATTAGAGAAATTCTTTAATTCTTTGTCTTTTTCTGAGTCATCGTCTTTTATTTTTTGATAGTTAACCCAAGAAGAAGGAATCCCTTTTACCTTTTTCCCGATTTTAGCCTTGTCAATCTGAGCTGACTGCAACTTCGTACACATTTTAATTCTGTTCAATGTTGTTTCATATTCCTTAGTTCCTTCCTTTAATTGGGATAGGAGGGCGAAAGCGCTTGTGCTTTTATTAGTAATGCTGCCAATAATGCTACCGAAGCTAAATTTATCAGCTTCAAACAGATTTTCATCAGTGAAATTAATCTTTTGAGGTTTGGGAGCTTTATAAGCAATAGGTAACTCATCTTTATAGACTCCTTTAATTACTGTTTCATCAGAAGTAGTTGCTACAATATCAAAGTCAAAATCACTTCCTGCAAATCTAACTGTTTCTACACCATGTATGTTAATAATTACTCCTGTGTAACTGTACTTATACCAATCCTCAGTGTCATCATTCTTTTGTAAGTTTAATAGCACATGTTCGCTACGGTAGGTGAGGGGTGCTCGCATTGCATCTACTGTTTTAATTCCCTTGTTGTTCCAATAAGCAGAGTAGTGCTCATCTTTTCCTAGTAATCCTGTGATTTCTTCAAAGCCACAGACGTATTGCATCATTGCATAAGGATCACTGACTAATGTTTGGAAATTCCCATCTAAGAGAATTTTCCCCATACAACCATCTTTGATTTTACGCTTTATTAAATCATACACTTTTCTTTTGATGTATTTATCCTTTATTAATTCTGGATTTACAATCAATGATTTGAGCCAGTTGTTCTCTCCATAGTTAAGTACGTTTCTTATTTTTTCTTCGTTTGCTTCAGTCCCAAGTAAGAAAAGAAGAGTGTAATAAATATTTCCAGAATTCACACCATTAATCCAATCTACAAACTTACTACAAATCTGCTGAATATCTTTCTTGTTAAGGTCTAATGTCTGTAAGAATTGGTAATTCATACGTAGAATATCTTTATCTTTTTTAGGGCTATATAAAGATACGCCCCAATATAAATCATTCTTTACGCAATTCTCTTGGTATGCTTCAATACTGCCCCAACTATCCCATAACTTGAACTGACTCTCTGTTAAAATAACATCAACATTTCGAAGGTCTACGATTTTTTGTTTACCATTACTATCAGTATAAATCGTCTCAACTTCATAGTTCTCACCATTCTTTTCTTCACAAAATCTATGTATATCGAAGGTATTTAACATACCCTTGATAAAATTCTGACGTACACACCATTGAGCAGGAACATAATCTAACCCTAGCTCTTTAGCCCATTTCTCAGATTGTTCATAGCTTATTAGTCCTTGACCGTCAAAGCGATTAAAGCTTTCAGTTTCCTCACGAACTTCAATCTTATCATCTTCATCATCTTCAGTTTCTATAACAAAGTTTACATCATAAGTAGACGGACTCTCATAGTCTTTTACCACGCAAAATCTTGGTGTTGATACAATTTGAGTTGCGCTTCCTGCAAGACCTTTGTAAGCATTATATTTAGATGGTACAAGTTTTTTACTTAAATCTCTACCATTATCCATGATGACTTGCAATTCTTTTGCGGTTTCCTCTTCAATGAAGACGACTGTAGAAACACGAGCCTGACCAGCAGAAGAAGAGAAGCGCACAAATGTCTTGTTGTTCAATTTTAGTTTATTTTTGTATAAATAGTCGTAATGAGAATTATGTTCCATCACAATAGTTATGTATTCAGGCACAAAAAGCATTTCGTTGATTTTATTATTAATTTCCTCAATCTTATCCTTATTATCATTAAATTCTTTCTTTAAAGTATCTTTATCTGTCTGAAGCTGTCTCAACAACTCTTCATCTAGTTCTCTATCCTTAATTTTTCTTATCGAACGCAACATTTGGTTATCAAATAGCGCAATTACTTCTCCGTATTCTAAAGCATCATTAAAGTTAAGTGTTACATCATACTTGAACTCTTTAAGTCTTGATGACTTAAATTTATATGTAAAAAAACGGTTACTCTTCAATAAATACTCCCCACTCTCTTTATTTATTAATTTAACTATTATGTATTAAAAACAACCAGTATTATAATACTCAATCATCTGTAACTCAACGTCATTTCTGTATAACTTCTTATTCATATGTAATCCACGCTTCAAACCATGATCTCTCATGTCATTGTACAACTTAACTTCATCGTCTGTTGCTACATTGCTTTCAATCTTAGTT